TGGCGCTCGAAAGTCCGTCAAGTTCAGGACTACCAAGCGTGAGTTTTGAACGAGAGGGGTGAGCCGCCATGCCAAGCGGTGGTGCTCGATCTCGTTCCGGTCCTCCCCCGGACCCGAACGCGCTGCGCCGTGAGCGGGATTCTGGCGAGTGGGTAACGCTGCCTGCGGCAGGTCGTGAGGGTCCGCTTCCAGAGTGGCCATTGACGCGGGCAACGAAACGCGAGGCGGCCCTGTGGGATCTGATGTGGCGCCGACCTCAAGCGGTGATGTGGGAGCGCCTGAGCCAGGAGTTCGAGGTTGCGCTGTATGTGCGCCGCCTCGTGGAAGCCGAACAGCGGGACTCTGCGGTAAACCTGTCGACTTTGGTTCGCCAGATGGCTGATTCGCTCGGTCTGACCACTCCTGGCCTGCGGTCGAACCGTTGGCGAATCGTCGCCGAGAAGCCCGTTCCGCAGGCGGCCACCAAGGCGACGGTGCGGCGGTCGACGCGGGACAGGCTGAGGGTCGTCGATGGCGATGGAGCCTGAGTACATCGTTGACTTCCCCACACTGTGGGTGGCCTGTGACTGGATTGAGGCTCACTGTGTGGTCCCGGACGGATTCAACAAGGGCACACCTTTCGTCATGTACGACTGGCAGTTGTACTGCACGGCGTGCCACTACCGGATCAAGCCTGAGGCTGAAGCAGGCCAGCTCGCGCCGGCTTTCTACCACCGCCGCTCCCAGGTTGTGGCGCCCCAAAAAACCGGGAAAGGTCCTTGGACGGCCACGATTTGCGCCCTTGAAGGTGTCGGCCCGACGGTGTTCGACGGGTGGGCCGAGAAGGGCGACGGGTATGCGTGCTCTGACCATGGCTGTGGGTGTGGCTGGGAGTACGAGTACAAGCAGGGTGAGGCTATGGCCATCCCGTGGCCGACACCGCTGATCCAGCTGACAGCGACGGCCGAGGATCAGACAGACAACGTCTACCGTCCCCTCCAGGCGATGATCCGCTCTGGTCCGCTGGGTGACCTTATGCGCGTCGGTGAGGCGTTCATCCGGCTACCGAATGATGGTCGGATTGACGTAGTGACCTCGTCTGCACAGTCCCGTCTGGGTAATCCGGTGACGTTTGTGCTCCAGGACGAGACCGGCATCTGGAACGCAACGAACAAGATGGTTCGGGTGGCTGAGACCCAGCGCCGTGGCGCGGCCGGTATGGGCGGCAGGACCATGGAGACGACGAACCCGTGGGATCCAGCCGAGAACTCGGTGGCGCAACGAACCTCGGAATCCCGGGCGGCAGACATCTTCAAGTTCCACCGAGCACCCCCGGCGAACCTGTCCTATCGGAACAAGGTGGAGCGCCGAAGGATCCACAAGTACGTGTACGCAGGATCCACACACATAGACCTGGATGCGATCGAGGCCGAGGCTGCGGAACTGTTGGAACGTGACCCAGCGCAGGCTGAGCGCTTCTTCGGGAATCGAGTTGTCCACGGCCTGGGGTCCTGGCTCAAGGACGGCCTGTGGGCGGGCTCCGAGAGGTCCCGGATCGTCGAGGATCGCACAGAGGTTGCGCTCGGGTTCGACGGTTCGGAGTCGGATGACTGGACCGCGATTCGGGCCGTCACGGTGGACGGGTACCGGTTCACTCCGCTGTACGGGCCAGATAAGCGTCCGACGATCTGGAACCCTGCCGAGTGGGATGGTCAGATCCCCCGTAGCGAAGTCAATGCGGCTGTGGACGAGCTGTTCCGCCGCTACCGAGTACTAAGGATGCACTGTGACCCGCGGGACTGGCAGACCGAGATCGGCGATTGGGCGCTCAGGCACGGCGAGAAAGTTGTCCTGGAGTGGCCGACGTACCGGGTCGTTCAGATGCACGCCGCGCTGGAGCGGTCGGTTACGGACCTGATCTCGGGTCGGTCAACACATGATGGCTGCCAGATCACATCCGTGCATGTGGCGAACGCTCGGAAGCTGGCCAAGCCGGGCGACCGGTACATCCTCGGCAAGCCGAACCAGCATCAGAAGATTGACGCCGCGATGGCCGACGTTCTCGCGTATGAGGCTTGGGCCGACGCTATGGCGGCAGCTTCGGGAAAGAAGCCGCTGACTCGTGTGGTTGGCCGCGCCCGTTGATGAACCGGAGGGAGAACCGTGGCACCTACGGTGGGCTCCCCTGAGTGGTGGCTGAACAGGCTGTACAAGAAGCTGAGCGACCGCCGTGACCATGTCGACCGGATGGACGCCTACTACCGGGGCGAGCCACCACGCTATCCGTGGCTACCTGAGGAGGCGTACCAGGAGTTCTGTCAGCTGCTCGTGCTGACGAAGTCGAACTACATGGGCCTGGTCGTGGATGCCACGGCGGAGCGCATGAAGCCGGAGGGTTTCCGGATCGGAGACTCACCGCAGGCCGATAAGGAAACGTGGCGGATCTGGCAGGCGAACAACCTCGATGGTGATGTGGCTCAGGGGATCCTTGAGGCAGTCAAGTCGGGCCAGTCGTACATGCTGGTGGCGCCGAATCCGAAGGATCCGAAGACGCCGCTGGTGTGGGTTGAGCATCCGTCTCAGGCGATCGTGGAGTACGAGCCGGGTACGTCACGGCGGGTCCGCGCTGCCGGCTTGAAGGTCTGGGAAGACGACTGGACCAACAAGATCATGGCCACCTTGTATCTTCCTGGCTGGCTGTACAAGTTCCAGACCGACAAACCGAAAAACGGTATTCCGGTCGGCGAGATCCGGTGGCAACGTCGCGAGGTTCGCGGTGAGACATGGCCAGCGAAGAATCCGTTGGGCGTCGTTCCGTTGATCGAGCTTCCGAACAACCCTCTGTTGCTAACTGGCGGGGTGTCGGAGATCGCTGACGTAGTCAGCGTTCAGGACCGTATCTGTAAGACGCTCGCTGACCGTCTGATGACTCAGGACTTCGGGGCGTTCCCACACAAGTGGGCGACCGGGTTCCCGCTTGAGGACGAGGCCGGCAATCCGCAGCAGATTCCCAGGGCTCGTAACCGGATGGCCGTCTCGGAGATGGCCGAGACACGGTTCGGCCAGTGGGATGCGGCCCCGCTGGACCCGTACTCGAACGCGAAACGCGAGGACGTGAAGGACATCGCGTCACGGACTCGCACACCGGCTCAGTACCTTCTCGGCGAGATGAGTAACGTCAACGGGGAGACGTTGAAGGCCGCCGAGTCCGGTTTGGTGTCGAAGGTTCGGCAGCGCATGGTGCCAGTCGGTGAGGGCCTTGAGGAGGCGGCCCGGGTGTTCCGTGGCGCGGCTGGGCTGTCTGGTGACGATCAGTCGATGGAGACGATCTGGCGTAACCCCGAGTTCAGGACTGAGGGCGAACTCGTGGACGCGCTGGTGAAGATGAGCACGCTCGGGGTTCCGCAGGAGGCCCTGTGGGAACGGTGGGGTGCTTCTCAGGAGGAAATACGCCGCTGGAAGGCGATGCAGGCTGATCAGGCGCAGCGGGCCGGCGTGGGCGACCTAGCGTCGTTCTTGACCGGTCCGAAGCCGCAACAGCCGGACCAGAACTTGCAGCAGTGACGGATGGAGTGATCCCGATGTGGGCAGTGCAGTTTTCTGACCGTCCAGAGCTGACTCCTGTCCGTGACGAATGTGTTGCAACTAGGATCATCAGGCGTCGCCCTGATTTACACGCTTTCCGGCACGTAAATGGAGACTGGGTGGACGGAGAGCCGAACTGTCGCTGTTGTGGCTGCGCTCTCTTGAATCGGTAGTGCTATTTCGATGTCGCTGGATTCCTTGGCGATGCAGCATTACCGAACCCAACAGGCTTTGACCCGCCGCGCTGCACAGACCGCTCAAGCGTGGTGGGCGCGCCTGGATTCCCGAGACCTGACCGGGTCGTGGGATGCCGGTGTTGGCTCACGGGTGGTGTCTGCTGTTGCGGCCGGACAGTTGCTGGCGGCGTCAACGGCTGACCGGTACGTGGCGGCTCAGGTCGCCGAACAGAATGTGGCGTCGGATCTCGCTGGATCGGTCAACGCGCAGGCCCTGGCCGGGGTGGCGTCGGATGGTCGCGACCTCGCGTCACTGCTGTACCTGCCGGTGATTACGACGAAGCAGCAGATCGGTTCCGGATCTCTCCTGGAAGACTCGCTGCGGTCGGGTCTGGCTCAGATGCTCAACATGGTTTCCACGCAGGTTCAGGATGCCGGTCGTGCGGCGGCTGGAGTCGCGTTGACGTCAGAGCGGGCCATGCTCGGGTATTCACGCAGATTGAACCCTCCGTCCTGCTCTCGATGCGCCGTTCTGGCCGGTCGGGTGTATCGGTGGAACCAAGGATTTAGACGCCATAATCGTTGCGACTGTGTACACGTCCCTCTGTCCCGTGACGAGTTTGACCGGCACGAGACGTCGGTTCGGAATGATCCCCGCTCCTACTTCAACAGCCTGTCTCGCACCGATCAGGACGGTCTGTTCACGCAGGCCGGCGCTGAGGCGATCCGTAGTGGTGCCGACATTTCGCAGGTTGTGAACGCTCGACGCGGGATGACCACAGCCGGCACGACGACCGAAGGAACGACTCGCCGCGGCGTCGCCGGTAACCGACTCGGTGCCAGCCGTGGGCAACGCGCCGCACGTCTCATGCCAGAGCGGATCTACGAGCTTGCGGCAGGCGACCGCGATGAAGCCATACGACTTCTCGCCCGCAATGGCTACCTCCTGTAGCCAGATTCATCGACTTCCCGCATTGAGCGGGGTAGGCGCTACGGCCGCGCTAAAGGCCGGCATGCCGACGGGCTTACGGAGCAAAAGGACACGTCATGCCTGATGACGGAAGCACGAACCAGGGCACCGGTCAGTCGACCGGTGGGGGCCAGCAGTCGCAGGCTCCGGCCCAGACGTTTACGCAGGCCGATGTTGACCGAATCCTTTCCGATCGACTGACGCGGGAGCGTGGCAAGTTCGCCGACTACGACGATCTCAAGTCCAAGGCGGCCGAGTTCGACCGTGCGTCGGATGCACAGAAGACGGAAGCGCAGCGCATCGCGGGCCAGCTCGCCAAGGTCGAGAAAGAGCGCGACGGTACCTCCAGAGAGCGTGACGAACTGCGGACCCAGCTCGCTCGACTTGAAGTCGCGCTGGAGCACGGAATTTCCAGGGAGGACATCGACCTTCTCGGCTCTGGTTCACGTGAGGAAATCGACGCCCGTGCGAAGCGTCTCGCTGAGCGTCTCGCACCGAACACTCCCCCGGACTTCGACGGCGGGACCCGGTCGCCCGCCGGGAAGCCAACCGACATGAATGGCCTGATCCGGCGAGCTGCCGGACTCGGCTGAACGGCGTGACCCGACACATGGCTCGGGCCTGCCGCAACCCCGTATCTCAAGGAGGTACTGAGCCATGGCATACACCAACCTGACCAGTCGCACCGATGTGGCTGCGCTCATCCCGGAAGAGGTCTCGAAGGAGATGCTCGGGAAAGCGGTGGAGACTTCCGCCACCCTGTCCCTCTTCCGCCGCGTTCCGGTGGGTCGGGCGCAGGTGCGGTTCCCTGTGCTGTCGGCTCTTCCGGTGGCCTACTTCGTTTCGGGCGACACTGGCCTGAAGCAGACCACCGAAGTGAACTGGACGAACAAGTTCCTCAACATCGAGGAAATCGCCGCCATCATGCCGGTTCCGGACGCCGTCCTCGCGGACGTGGACGCAAACGTGTGGGACGAGGCCATGCCGCTGCTGGTCGAGGCGTTCGGAAGAACTCTGGACGCGGCTGTGTACTTCGGCACGAACGCACCTTCGTCCTGGCCGACGAATATCAATGCCGCGTCAACGGCCGCCGGCAACAACATCACCGAGGGCGCCACGGCAGCACAGGGTGGATTCTTCGGCGACATCGACAACGTGTACGAGAAAGTCGAAGGTGACGGCTACGAGGTCAACGGCTTCGTCGCCGCCACGTCGGCAAAGTCGAAGCTCCGGAAGGCCCGGGACACGCAGGGCCGCAAGCTGGACGAAGCGCGGCTCAATGGTGCGCTGAACATGCTCGACGGGTATCCGGTCATGTACTCCATGCGTGGCCTGTTCCCGACGTCGAGCGGTTCACCGCGCCTGTTCGCCGGAGACTGGGGCCAGTTCGTGGTGGGTGTCCGGCAGGACATCACGATGAAGATTCTGGACCAGGCTGTGATTCAAGACAACACGGGTGCCATCGTCTACAACCTGGCCCAACAAGATATGACCGCTGTGCGTCTCACCTTCCGGGTGGGCTGGCAGGTCGCGAACACGATCAACAACGAGCAGCCCACCGAAGCCAGCCGGTACCCGGTCGGCACGCTGCTTCTCGCCTGATCAGGCCAGCTTTCACGGAAATGGAAGAGGTATAGCAATGGTGTACACCGCACCTTTCGGCCAAGTCATCGAGCGTGCCGTTCCGGCCGTTTCGACGGCTGGCAACGACGACGACACGGTATTCGGGCAGGCGCCGTATGACTGCACTGTTACCGCAGTGCAGTACATCCCGGAGGCCGCCATCACGGGGGCCGCGACCAATAAGCGGGACGTCTCGCTGGTCAACAAGGGGCAAACCGGCGTGGGCACGACCGTCGTGGCAACCCTGTCATTCGACAACGGGATCAACGCCTCGGCGAATGACGAGAAGACGATCACCCTGTCTGCCACTCCCGCGAACCTGGTCTTGGCCGCCGGGGACACGCTGCAATGGCGGTCCATCCACATCGGTACCGGCATCACCGACCCGGGTGGCCTGGCTAGGGTCACCGTCAACCGTAACTACACCTAACAGAGGAGGCGGCGTGCCCCCGAGGAAAACGGTCGACGCTCCGGAAGGCGCTAATCCGGAGCTGTCGCAAATCGACCCGAAGGCTGTGCCGGAGGTGGCGAAGAAGGCAAACGCCAAGGTGCAGACCGTTTTCGACCAGGAGTCAGCACAGGGTTTTCGGGGCGTCGAGGTCGACAAGACGCCGAATGAGAACTACACCGTGCAGGGCGTACTGGCCGGTGCTCCGACACCGGAAACCGATATTGCCGGGGATCCCACCAAGGGGTGAGTGGACGTGTGGGCCAGGACACATCCCACGGGTCCTGGCCCACGCCCTAATCGGATCCGAACTGCACGGCCATCGAGGGGAGGCGTAGTTGCCAGCGCTACCGCTTCTCGCAACGGCATCACAGCTAGCGAGCCATCTGCAACAGGATGTCGACACGGCAACGGCTGAGCTTCGTCTCGCCGGAGCTTCCGGGAAGGTCCGTGCGTACACGAAGCAGAAAATCCACCTGGTCTCTGACGACACCATCGAGCTGGACGGGTGTCAGTATGAAGTAGTGCTCCCGGAACGCCCCGTGGTCGTGGACGGATCTCACGTCCTGACGGTGGTTGAGGTTTCGTCGTTGGGCGTCGCCAGCCCAGCTTTGACGATCAACCGGGATTTCATGCGCCGCGGTCAGGTGCTCCGTCGTATGGCCGGTGCTGGTTGGGATGCCCTGGTTGGCTACCCGCGAGGACGGTGGGCGCCTACCGTGCGGGTCACCTACAGCCATGGCTATGTAACGATCCCAGACGAGATCGTGGATGTCGTCCTGGATGTCGCTGCCCGCACTTACATCAACCCGAGTGCGCTGCGGTCATTCACGATCGACGACTATTCGGAGACGTACGCCATAGAGAACATCAACGCCGCTGACCTGACCGCGGCTAACAAGGCGACGCTTTCTGAAGCTGGGTACCGGCGGCGCACCGGCTCGGCGAGGATCAGGTAGGGGGTCACGGTGGCGAATGCTCTCTACGACAAGGGCCGTGAGAAGTTTCTTCGTGGCGAGATCTCGTGGAGCTCCGACACGATCAAGGCCGTGCTGGTCGATACCGCCGACTACACCGCGTCCCTGTCCACCCATGAGTTCTTGTCCGACATTCCCGCTGGCGCCCGTGAAGAGACTTCCGGCGCGCTGGCCTCGAAAACCACGACGGCCGGCGTGGCTGATGCCGCTGACGTGACGTTCACCGCAGCGGCCGGCGACCCATGCGAAGCGCTCGTGTTGTACAAGGACACTGGTAGCGCCGCCACGTCGCCGCTGATCGCGTACATCGATACCGCTACGGGCCTGCCCGTTGTCCTCAATGGTGGCGACGTAGTTCTGAGCTTTGATAGCGGAGCCAACAAGATCTTCAAGCTGTAGCCTGCCATGACCGACTACCGGATCTGGCCTGCCACGAACGGTCCGGTCTCATCCTCCGCTGACTCGCCGGTCAACCTCGGAACCCTGGTTCAGCTGTCCGCCACGGGATGGGCAACACGTCTCTGGTACTACCGGCCGGACACCAACATCCAGGATCCGGACGCTGGCGCCATTTTCGCGGTCGGTGGCGGCGGTACCCCGGTATCGGGCACTCAGGTCAGCGCATGGCAGGGCCCTACGACCGGTTGGCGCTACGCGGACATTTCTCCTGCCGTCCAGCTTTCCGCTGGTGACTACTTGGCCACTGCGCACTATGTGGACGGCTATCCGGCGACCGCTGGCTACTGGGTTGGCAACAGCATCAACAACGGGATCCTGACCGCGCTCGACAGCACTGCGGTCAATGGCCGATTCAGCTACGGCGCATTGCTCGCGGAGCCGACCAGCAACGGTGGCGGCGCCAGTTACTGGGTCGACGTCACGGTTACGGACACTGACCCGAGCGGCAGCCAAACCATCAGCCCGACCAGTATCTCCTCCGCCGAGGCATTCGGTACGCCGACGGTCACGCCCGGCCCGGTCACCATCTCGCCGTTCGGGATTGCGTCCACTGAGGCTTTCGGTGTCCTCACCGTGACAGGTGGTCGTATCACCCCACGCCCGAATTCCGGTATCACGGCCCGCCCGTTTACCGGCATCACGCCGCGTCCGTGAGGGGGTCGGGGTGAGCATTGCTGCGCATCTGGCCGCCGGTCGTGCCGCAAAACAGCGTCTGATCGAGGGCGCCGGGGATTCGTGCACGATCACGCGACCTGGCGCGAAGACTTTCAACCAGACAACCGGCGCCTACGCGCAATCCACTGCCACGATCTATACCGGCGTGTGCCGTGTGAAGCCGTGGACCGCGAACGACACCGAAGCTGCCGAGGCCGAGGTGGACGTCACCCGGGTGTATGTAGACCTGCCGTGGGGTTCGGCTTTGGTTCAGCGTGGCGACACGATCACGGTCACCTCGAGCAATGCCTGGCTGACGGGTCGAGCCCTGGCGGTGACTGCGGTACAGCAGTCGACTACCGCTACGGGGCAGCGGATTACTGCCGAGATCGCGCAGCGTTGAGGAGGAGTCATGGACGGCACCGACATCTCCGAGTTGCGCGCTCTCGCCCGGGATTTTCAGGTGGCTGGGGTCAAGGCTGGCGCTGGTGTCTACGCCGTGGTCAAAAGGGGCGCGCTGAACGTCAAGAACGACTGGCAGAAGAACGCCCGTTCTTCGTCCGGTAGGCACGCCAGACTCTACCCATCATCGATCAGTTTCGACATGAAGGTCGGCTCCGCGTTGCGCGGCGCTGTCGAGGCTGAGATCGGCCCGGACAAGGGTCGCCCTCAGGGCGCTCTGGGCAACCTCCTGGAGTACGGCTCCACACACAACCCGCCACACAATGACGGTGGCCGCGCCCTGGAATCCGAAGCACCCCGCTTCGAGAAGGCCCTGAGCGATCTGGCCGGGAAGCTGCTCGGCTCGTGAGCGTCGCCATTCCTGAAGCTGAGCCGCACGTCGAGGCGATCGTTGCCCTCCTGACTGGCCCGATGGCTGCACTACCCACACCCATCCCTGTGTATCGCGGCGGACGTGCCGGTGACGCGCCCTGCTTGGTCGTGTGGAGCAGTCTGGGTGATATCGAGTCGTCTTCCCTGGCGCACCAGCGGGACTACATCAATCTGGAGTTCCAGCTCTCAGCGGTCGGTACTGGTCCGGAGCAGGCGACGTGGATCGCCGACAAAGCCCGCGCTGTTCTGCTGCCGGCGGCTCTTGCCGTGACTGGCCGGCAGGTGTGGCGCATCCACCCCGTGCAGGCCCCCCCGGATCCGATTCGTGACGACGACGTACAGCCACCCCTGTGGGTTATGCCGGTGCGCTACACCGTGCGCTCTGGGCCTGCCTGATACCTCGCTTCGATCCATCGCCGTCCCGCACGGCCTGTTTCTCACGTCCTGAAGGAGGACTCAGCATGGCCTTGCTTGCCTACAAGCAGATTGGCGACGGCGCGGCGATAACGCTCGATGCCGTCAACTCAAGCGAAACGATCCCGTGGGATGACCGCGGCTTTTATGAAATCGCGAACGCGTCGGGCGGATCGGAAAACGTGACGTTCGTTGTCCCGGGCACTGTTCACGGCACTGCCGTACCTGACCTGGTGGTGGCCGTGCCTAACAGCGCGACCCGACAGGTCAAGCTCACGTACGACATGGTCGACCAGTCCACGGGCCTGATCACCATTACCCACTCGGTCACCACGTCGGTGACGGCTGCTGCGAAGAGGGTGTGAACAGTGACTGAATTTACCCGCATGCGGCATCCGGATATCGCCGGGGAGTCCGTGCAGCCGCTGGATTCCATGCCGACCTGGCGGGCCCGCGGCTGGGTGAAGTACGGGGAGCCGGCCGATGACCCGAACACGCTGTGGGGCCAGATCGAGGATGAAGAACTCCTGGCTCAGATAGCCGCCGTGGAGCAGGCTGCCGCCGAACGTACCGGTGCCATCACGCCGACCGACCCGCCCTCTCCGCGTTCCCGCCGTCAGAACGTCGCCGCGACCGGCGACTCGACCGATAAGGAGTAGCCGGTCATGGCCGACCTTCTCAACGATGGCAATAGTCGGGTCTACTGGGTGGCGTCCGGAGGTATCGCCAACATCGCCGCCCCCACCACAACGGAGCTGAATGCTGGCGTGCGACTCGACCAGCTCCTGACTCCGGACGGGCTCAAGGAGGATTCGTCGACTGCGGACATCGACCTGTCCTTCCTCTCGTCCACGTTCAACACCGCCAGTGCCGGTCGCCGCAAATTCGACATAGCGGTGGTGGCAAAGCGGCAGACTCCGACCGATACCGTCCTGAACCTCCTGCCGTACAGGACGTCTGGGTATCTGGTCGTGCGGGACACGGTAGACGCAAACACGGCGTGGACCGCTGCTCAGAAGTGCAGGGTGTACCCGGTTCAGACTGGCGAGCCGATGATGGCTGCCAAGACGGAAAACTCGGTCGCCCGCTTCACTTCCCCCATGTACATGACGGCTGAGCCGAACACTAGCGCGACGGTGGCCTGATGGCCGATAGCTTCGACGCGTTCCTGGACGGCATCAAGCTCCCGGAACGCTCCGTGTCCCTGTGCCTCCGCGGCGACCTCCAGGACGCCTACGAGGACATCCAGCGGCGCATCGATGACCTGCCCAGCAAATGGGAATCTGGGTCTCTGTCGGACGTCAACCCGCGGATCGCACTGGAACGGCAGCGTGAAGAAGTCCGGGATGAGATGGCCGCCCACGAGAAGGTGTTCCGGTTCCGAGCTCTGCCCCGACAGCAGTACGCGGAACTGCTCGTCAGGCACCAGAACGACCGTGGTGGCCTGGACCCTGCGACCTGGCCGATCGCACTGATAGCCGCATGCCTGTTCGAGCCGTGGACGCTGTCTGAGGATCAGGTAGCGCAGCTTCCGCAGCGCATGTCGGACATCCAGTTTCAGCAGCTGTACGACACCGCGCTGGCCTGCAACCGTGAAGGGGTGTCGGTCCCTTTCTCGCGGCGTCCATCCGCCGCGAGCCCGAACTAAGAGCGGAACTCGAAGCTGCCCGTGCGTGGTCGGTGGCCCCATCCCGATGGAGGGGTAGGGAACCGAAAACCACCATCACGCATGAGTACAACGATGATGGTCGGCTCGTCCGGTCTGTAGTCTCCCGCGAGACTGAATGGCTGGAGTCTGACCGGGCTGAAGCCCTGGCTCTCGGGCTGGAGGATGCGGCCCGCTGTGGTGGCTGTGGCCAGCCGGTGGACGAATCGATGGACGAAGATTCCGAAGGCTCCTACCAGGCCAAGGCTTACTCGTGCCACGCCTGTGCGGCCCGGGACGCCAAGGCCCCCGACTATGCCGATCAGAACGGTATCTACTTCAAGGTCGTCCGGAAAACCTGACCGCAAACCCGATCAGGCCAGCCAAACCGGACATGAGACCGAATAGCAGGACCGGCCAGCCACCGATGACTACCGCCCACAAGATGGCCACGGCTGAGCAGAGCAGCAACACCTGGTAGCCGGGTCTGCGTACCGATGCACCCTCAAGGTCGCGCCGTGCGCGATCACCGATGTCCATGGGGCCCGATGGTACGCCGGAGCGGGGGTGACGTGTGCCTGATCGCTCCGTAAAGGTCACGATCGGCGCCAATGTCGCCGGCTTCCTCGCTGCGGTCAAGGCTGCCGAGAAAGCGACCGTTGATCTCGGTAAGGCCGTGGTTGACAAGGCCGGGAAGAACCAGAAGGAGTTCCACACCCTCGGCATGGCGGCCGGCATTGCTGGCGGTGCCATTGGTGCCGGGGTGGGGCTCGCGGTCAAGTCGTTCATGGATTTCGACAAGGCCATGTCCGGGGTCAAGGCCGTGTCGAACGCCACCACGGGCGAGATGGATCGGCTACGAGAGGCCGCCCTCAAAGCTGGAGCTGATACGGCGTTCTCGGCTACTGATGCGGCCCGTGCTGAGGCCGAACTCGCCAAGGTTGGCATCTCTACCTCAGACATTCTCGGCGGCGCCCTACGCGGCTCCCTGGACCTTGCAGCAGCAGGCCAGCTCGACCTGAGCGAGTCGGCAACCATCGCCGGTCAGTCGATGAAAATCTTCAATCTCCAGGGCAAGGACGTCGGGCACGTCGCCGACCTTCTCGCGGCCGGAGCAAACAAGAGCGCGGCCGACGTGAAAGGACTCGGCGATTCGCTCCGTCAGGGCGGACTCGTTGCTGCTCAGGCCGGCCTATCGATCGAGGACACAGTCGGCGCCCTGTCCATGTTCGCCGACAACGCGCTCATCGGCTCCGACGCTGGTACGTCGTTGAAGACGATGCTCGTTGCGTTGATGAACCCCAGCAAGCAATCAGCCCAGCTGATGCAAGAGCTGGGCATCAATGCCTACGACGCTCAGGGCCGTTTCGTTGGTCTCGAAGGGCTCGCAGGCCAACTACAGTCCCGACTCGGTGGGTTGACGCAGCAACAGCGTGACCAAGCGCTCGCCCAAATCTTCGGCAACGATGCAGTGCGGGCCGCCAACATCCTCTTCAAGGAGGGTGCCAGCGGGGTCCAGAACTACACGAAAGCCGTAAACGATCAGGGCGCGGCCGGGCGTATGGCCGCCACTCAGATGGACAACTTGGCCGGTGACCTCGAAGCGCTCAAGGGCTCCCTCGAAACCGACCTGATCAAGAGTGGGTCCGCGGCGAACGGCATGTTACGGGGGATGACTCAGGGCGCAACCATGGCGGCTAACGCCTACGGCAGCCTCCCCGGCCCGATTCAGAAAACCGTCACCCTTCTCGGCGGGGTCGCTAGTGCTGCCCTAATCGCTGGCGGCGGCATGATGATTCTGTTGCCGAAGATCGTTGAAACCAAGGCTGCGCTCGACACGCTGAACATCAGCGCCGTGCGCGTCAAGGGATCGCTCGCACTGATCGGCAAGGCTGCCGGCTTTGTCGGCGCCGTCATGGCGATCACTTCCGGTATCGAAGCCCTTGACCGCAAACTGAGCCCAGCACCACCGAAGGTCGACAAGCTCAGCGCATCTCTGCTCAAGCTCGCTACAACAGGTCGAGCGTCCGGCGAAGTCGTGGATGCGTTCGGCAAACATCTGGACGGGTTCGGCGACGTCGTCAAGCGGATTGCTGACCCGAGGTTTATGGATCGGGTCGCTGACTTCGGTACCACATTCTCATCATTCGGCATGGACCAAGGCGCAGGCGACCTGGACCAGGCACGTAACAAGATCGAGTCGCTCGACAAGTCCCTTTCCGACCTGGTGCAGCATGGTCACGCATCCGAGGCTAACCAAGCATTCAACCGGCTTGCCACGGAAGCCAACCACGCCGGGGTCTCAACGGAAAAGCTCAGGTCCCTCCTCCCCAACTACTCCGGCGCACTCTCCACAGCCGGTTCCCAATCGGTGGCAGCGGCCAGCGGAACCGACCAGTTTGGCCAGGCGGCCGACGGTGCGGCCGGATCCGTTGAGAAGCAGGCCGATGCAGTCAAGGAGCTAACCGATCAGATCGATGGCCTAGGCAATAAGCTACTGGCCCAGCGAGGTGACGAGCGCGCCTACCAGGCTGCGATCGATAACGCCACGGACGCGCTGAAGAAAAACGGCCGCACACTGAATACCAACACTGACGCTGGTCGCGCCAATCAGGATTCCCTGGATGGGATCGCGTCTTCAGCGAACGCGATGAGTAAAAGCATGCTGGAGAACAGGGCATCTTTTTCTCAGGTGTCGGCGCATGCTCGTGGCGCTCGAGTGGCGTTCGAGAACACTGCCGTGTCTATGGGGATGGCGCGGTCGGCGGCTCGGGCTTTGGCTGTCCAGCTAATCACCATCCCGGAGGAAACCCATACCCAGATGCTGGCCGAGAAGCGCGACCTCGAGACGAAGATTTCCTCTGCCAAGGCTTCCATCGCCTCGGTGCCGAAATCGAAGCGGACACAGATTCTCGCGGATATTGCTGCTGCGCAAGCCCGGTTGAATCAAATCAAGCAGCAACTGAACGCGCTCGATGGCAGGACGGCGACCACTACCGTCACTACCCGCTACGTGCGGGTGGGAACAGGTCCCGCACGGGCGTCAATGGGTGCAACCGGTGGCCTGTACGAGAATGGCGCGTTCACCCGTCGTGGCCCTAAGTATGCCGTTGGTGGCGAGATCTCGGGTCTGGTCTCCGGACCGGGTACCGGCACTTCGGACGACGTGTCGGCCCCCTGGTTGTCGAATGGCGAGTTCGTGATGCGTTCCGCCGCTGTGGACCGTTACGGGCCGGCATTCATGGAGGCGATCAACTCGGGATCGTTCACGTCAGCTGGCCGCTCTGGTGGGGGATTCAGCGGTGTGACGATCAATGCCCCGATCACCATCAATGGCGCCTCTGACCCGATGGCGGTCCGCCGACAGGTTGAGGCCGCGATGAATGGCTGGTCGCAAAAGCTCGGCCGTCAGGCTGACCTGTTCGTGAGAGGCGGCTGAACGTGACCTCGTGGGCTCAGTTCGTCGACAGCGTTTCGGCCACCCCGACGATACGGCTCGACCTGGACGGCCCTGCGTTCAAGCTCCAGAGGGACGGTACAGATTTCGGGACACCGGAACTGAATCGGGCTACCGTCTCCACCCTGATGACCGACGGGGACCCCATCCCTGCCGCCGCCTACGGCAACCGGGTACTCACCCTGGCGCTGAAGACACCGGACAATCCGTCTGCGGACACTGTGGCGACCCGCTTACAGCAGCTCGTTCGTGAGCTTGACCGGACCACGAACTATCTGCGATATCAGCCTGACACGTCAGCGCCGGTGTTTTTCAGGACTATGCGATCCGACATTGGAACGCCGACGTGGGATCCGGTTGAGAAGCGATTCATCGCCCGCGTCGTGGCCGAACCGTTCGCGCTTGGCCTGCGCGAGGACGTCTCTCCCGGCTCTGCGGTCAGCAACAACCCGGCAGCGGCTACGAACCCGGGCTACTTCGACATCAGCAGCGTGAAAGGCGACGTAGAAACGCCACTCCTGCTCAACTTCACCAGCACCGGAACTAGCGGTGTCGGCAACAAGCAGACCGTTCTGGCCGTCCGACGCCGGGGAGATCCGACCGCCGTCAGTTTCCTTGTCCAGTCCGAGGCGATGACTCTGGGCACCGACGTTACTCTCCCCGGAAATGACGCGGCCATGTCCGGGAGCAGCTCCAACTATGCCCGATGCTCTTTCGCGACCGTGCCGGCCTCGGCGACACGTCTCAGTAGCGGTTTTCCGGTGTCCGGTACTGCGACGGTTGAGGCCCGCGGCCAGTACCGGGTATGGGGGCGATTCCGGAAGTCTGTCGCGGGCGATGTCATCTACGTGGGTTTCGGGTACGGGAGCTCGGCTTCGATTTTCAACGGCTGGGTTCAGCTACCACAGTCCACGAACCTCGGCTACGTGGATCTCGGCTACATGCCGGTGCCGGCCGGCGCGGACCCGGTGGATTTCGGCTACAACTCGTCACTCAAGGCGCTCATGTCCACGATCGCGCTGTTTGCGTACCGCCAGTCAGGTTCCGGAAACTTCGACACCGACTTTCTGCTGTTCATGCCGGCCGATGACCGATACGGGCTTATCGACTGGCCCGGAACGGACGTACGTTACGTGGCTGACGGTATCCGAACGATGGCCTATCCGATCAACTCCGGGCAGGACACCGTGGGCACCGTAGACGTTCCGGCAGGGATAGCCGGTGGGCTGCCCATGATCAGTCCCGGGGTCACAAACAGGATCTACATGATCCGTGATGTCACATCCGCCGTGACTGATGCGATCGGGAACACGACTCCGATCAGCGCTTACTACTGGCCTCGCTACCAGTTCGTAAGGCCGCCGACGACATGAGTATCCCCCTGCCGCTCGCGATGCGGCTGAAAACGTCCCACCAGGATCTGCACGTTACGGCCGATCTCCGCGACCTGACTTTCCGGTCTGTCGTTCCTGGAGGATTCGCATCGGCCACATGCTCCCTCGACCGCCCACTGATTTTCCAACCCGGGGAGATTGCCCTCTACGGGAAGATGTTCGTGTATGACACCCGGCACGGTGGCACGGTCTGGGAGGGCCGGCTTGAGGACCCTGGTGTTACCGCTGGGGATGGCCAGATCTGGGAGCTGTCCGCCGTCGGCCCGTCCGCCCATATGCGGGACCGGACGACTCCAATCATCTACGTTGACCGGTCGCTGGAGCGGTGGCGTCGTACCGCAGTCCCGTCGAACGAAAAGCCGGGGATCAGCTTCTCGGTCACGGACGATCCGGGCGGTTCCGGTTCGCAGGCCATCGTTCTTGGCGTGCCCGATTCGTTCCACCTGGCGAACAGTGACTCGTGCACAGTGAACTACGAGGGCCTCCTGTCGGACGGGGGGTCCAATCAGAATCTCGCCCTCCTCGACTACCAGTGGGATGCCGGCTTCACGAACTCCGGCTGGCATGTCCGGGGCTTCTCGGCACCCACTGACCTAGTGCGCGATCAGACTTTCACAACCAGCGGCTCAGGTTTCTCCGCTGCCGTCATCGGTTCGGGCGCGTTCGCCGTCGGCGACAACAGGCCATTCTTGCAATTATTTTTTCAGACCGGTGGGCCAGCCACCACCAGTTCCGATGTCGGCTGGGTGGCATTCCGAAACGTCATCGTGCGCGCCACGACCTACAACCGCAGCGGAACAGAGATAACCAGCGGCTACACCAGCGCTGATAGCACTATCCTGGCGTCCACGGTTGTCGCGGACCTCCTGGGCCGGCTGCTCACACAGTTCGACGGAGCTAACGCGACCATCGACACCACCAGTTTCGGAATCGAGCAGCTCGCCTACCCGGACGGCGTGACAGCCGAACAGGTGATCGAGGATCTCTCGAAATTCGAACCCGGATACTACGCCGCCGCGTGGGAGTCGAACGCGGCCGGGAAGTACCGTTTCGAGTACAAAGCCTGGCCAACCAGCATCGGCCTGGAAGCGGACATCGTCGATGGGTTTTCATCGCCCGGATCAGCGGATGGCCTGTACAACAAGGTGCGAATCAGATACCGCGGCGAGGGCGGCCGGTCGAAAACTGTGCAGCGTACCCAGACTGTGCAGCAGCTCACCGATGCCGGGATTGACCGCGAGGCATACCTGGACCTTGGTGACGAGGTCGGGACAACAACCAACAACGCCAACCAGGCCGGCGACCAGTTCTTGGCCGAGCACGCCCAACCCCCGAACGCGGGCCGGCTCACGCTCGCGCGACCCATCTTGGACCTGGAAACCGGCCGGATGTTGTCGCCGTGGGAGATTCGCCCGGGTCGCCTGATCCGGGTCCGTGGGGTCATGCCAACCCGCGACTCGCTCAATGCGACCACGAGGGACGGCGTCACCGTGTTTCGCGTCGTGGGCTCGGAGTTCAGGGCATCGTCAGCTACGGCGGAACTGGAGCTCGACTCCTACCCCGTGTCGATCGCGCGCGCGATCGCGACGATGAAGAAGCGACCAGACATTAGGCGGCGGTGATGCGCGTACCCGAGGTACCTGGCGGGCTCATGCCGGATGCCACATGGCTGCTGCCCTCAGGGCTGCCGCTGACCGGTGAGGAGATATCGCGTCTCCCGGAAGAGCTTTCGTGACCACGCACTACAGGAGGACGGATGACGGAGGAAGACGTGGGTAACTACGGTGCTGGTGTGCTCGGTAGCTGGTCTGGTCTGGGTCACTCGATCTCACCGGTGGACATTCTCCAGACCGTCCATGACTCGGGCGGGATTCTGGCGCTCGGGGATTCGATCCTGTACGCCACCGTCACCGACCTAGCTACTCGGGCCAACAACCACGGCACGAACTTCGCGGTCAACGCGTGGTCGGGCCGTCCCACAACCCCGGCGGTGGACTGGCTCCAGAGCAACGTGGTCAACGCCAACCTGATGCCGGGCACACTGCTGATGTGCACGGGGACGAATGACGTGTTCGACCCGTCTGTTTTCGACCCGGCGGCGGTGGGTCAGGTGGACCAGCTGGAACGTGTGATGGCTTTGGTTGGCCCGGATCTGCCGGTGTGGTGGGTCACGGTGTACGTGGGCCGGTTCGACGCGACGGCTGCGGTGCGTGAGGCTCAAGTCCGTAACAGCGGCTGGATCAACGGCCAGCTTCACGAGGCTGCGAGCCGACACCCGAACCTGCACATCATCGACTGGTACCGGTTCCTCGCTCAAGGCGTCACCAACGGGTCACCGCCGCAGGACTGGCGGATCAGGTCCGGCCTGGTCGACGGGGTGCACACCACGGCGTGGGGTTCGGATGCGCGTAACGACCTGATCGAGGCCGCCATCTGGCCGGCGTAAGGAGCCGCAATGCCTGAACTGTGGATGCCCGGGGTCGTCCATCATCCGCTGCCCGATTCGGACACCGGAATGCAGACCCAGTACCCGCCGCGGGCTATCGCCCACATCACCTGGGACGCCAAACCGGTCAGCTTCGAGGCGCTGTTCCGGTACTTCACTGGTGACGGCCAGAGCAAGGCCCCCCACATTCTGTGGGATCCGATCACCGGCAAGATCGGCCAGTTCTACCCGGCCACCTCGCGCTCAAAGAGCGTGGCGGACAGGGCCGGGGGCACCCGTACCAACCGCACGGGAAGGGTCTGCATCCAGATCGAGGCTCTCCTGTCGCCCGGGAAAACCACATACAACGGCCGCGTATGCCAGACCCTGCTCGACACTCCCTGTAAGGGCTGGGATCAGCTCCTGGCTTGGGTGTGTTCGTGGGGTGTGCCCTGCGTGTGGCCCATGGGGATGCCGGATTTCGCGAGCCACCGTAACGAGCGTGTGTGGGAGGCCCAAGGCGGCTGGTACGGACACTCCCAGGTCCCCGAGAACACGCACACCGATCCCGGCCCATGGCCTGCTTTCCCGCCACCGAAGCCGACCTCCGAGAAGGATGACGACATGACCCCCGAGCAGGACGCGCTCCTGACGTACGTCAGCAAGCAGGTGAAAGCCGTGGCCGACCTGGTGATCCTGCTGGACGGCCGTCGTGCCACCCAGATCCAGGCTCTCGGTACGGCGATCGACGCGAACGTCGACGCCGAGACAACCGAGATCGACGGGAAGCTGGCCGAACTGAAGGCCCTACTCGCTGCGAGCCCGGGAAACTGACTGGGCCGGTCCCGATCCTGGGCCCGGCCTCCACATCTGTCGCCACCGTGTCCGGCTACATTCGCGCCCAGCTCGACATCCCACCCCGGGAGACGACTTGGTTTCTCGAGGCGTGCGAAGCGCTGTGGGATGCCGGGGTCACGCACGGGGTTGACCCGGTGGTGCTGATCGCCCAATGCGCATTGGAAACCGGCTGGGGGCAGTTCGGTGGCGTGATCGACAGCTCGTACAACAACACCTGCGGATTGAAGGCGGCCGGTCGGACCGGTGACACTCCCGAGGATCACGCCCGTTTCGACAGCCTCGCCACGGGCGCCCTGGCTCATTGCCAGCACCTGATGGGCTACGCCGGGGTTGTCCCGGGCACGCCGATCGTGGACCCGCGCTGGTCCGGTGTGGCACCCGGGACCGTACGGCACGGCATTGCCCCGGCCGTGCGTGAGCTCGGCGGCCTAGTGGATCCGAACCAGCCGGAGTTGGGGTCGCGGTGGAATCCGGATCCAGAGTACGGAGTCAAGATCGAGGCCATCTTCTGGCGTTTGCGCGGCCAAACCTGAACCGCGCTGGTGAACGTTCAAGCCTGAGCCACGAAACCTGAACCAGGAGGATCGATGCTCAACCATCTACGTCACTTCGAGCCGGCCCGACTCCAGGCTCTGAAGGTCGCAGTGTTCGGCGTCCTGGCCGTGCTCGGCGTGACCGTGCCAGCCGACGTGGACGGCCGGATCGCCGCCGGTCTGACCGTCCTCGCCGGAGTGCTGGCGCTGTTCCAGGGGGAGACCACCCGCCGTCGCGTCCGGCCCGCAGTGGAGCACGGTGTACGGGCTGTTGAACCCGACCGGAGCGAGTAGCCGGCGCGTGATGTGACCGATGATCCGTCTCCCCGCGAGCTCGGCCGGTCCATCGACCGAGTCGAGCGGCGAGTCGATGCGTTGGCGTCGGATCTGGTTGGTCGACGCGAGTACGAGCAGCGCATCAAGGCCATCGAGGACGACATTGCGGAGATCCGCCAGGCGCTCAAGGATGGCCAGCGGCAGCGCGGTACGGACTGGCGGCAGCTCGCCTACGGTGCCCTCATCCCCGCTCTCCTGTTCGTTGCCTCGGTGCTGGCGGCTTCCCGGGCTGGTCACTGATGGCCCATAAGGTCCGCCGGGATCTCCTGCCCGCGCTCGCTGCGGTGGTTGCGGTGCTGTTGCTCGCCGCCGGGTATTGGCAGATCGCCCGCATGGGTGCCCGGCTGGACCAAGCGGAGACGGACCGGGCCGCGGTGGCGAAAGCGATGGCGGACGCAAACAGCAACGTGGCGGCCCTCCAGAAGCAGGTCAAGGGCCTGGGTGGTCAGCCGGTCGCCGGACCGGTGCCGATGCCTGAGCGGGGCGTTCAGGGCGTCCCTGGACCACAAGGTCCGGCTGGTCCGGGGCCGACTCGGCAGCAGATCGACGACGGGCTCAGCAGGTACCTGACGCTGCATCCACCAGCGCGTGGGGCCAAAGGTGAGCCGGGTTCCAGCGTCACTCAGGCTCAGGCTGCAACCCTGGTGGCGGCCTACCTACAGACCCATCCGCCAGCCTCAGGCAAGGACGGTCGGGACGGGCAGGATGGTGCCCCCGGTCCAGGACCGACCCAGCAGCAGATCGCTACTGAGGTAGCGGCGTACCTGCAAGCCCATCCCCCGGCGGCTGGCGAGAAGGGCGACCCGGGCGAGCCTGGCCGTCCTCCGACCGCGGAGGAGATCTCTGCTGCGGTGTCCTCGTGGATGGCTGGCCACGACCTGTACTGCACGCCCCCGGGGCCGCTAGGGCAGGTCAAGGACGAGCCCTGGCCGTGCGAGTTCCGATCGAAGTAGCGCCACCCAGTACGTCTCGCGGTGCCGGTACTGGTAACCCGGCCCGGGATCCCCCGGTACGAGCCAAGACGCCTAAGGTCGGCGAGACAAGGCCCCCGCTCCTCCTTCGGGAGGTCGGGGGCCGTTTTCGTGTTGTCTGGGGTCAGTCCCAGCGGCAGGCTTCCACGATGAGGGTGCCAACGTGCCCCGGCTCCGGGGCGGGTTCGACACGGGCGCGAACGTTCACGAAGCCATGCCGGTGAAGGAGGTCGGCCCAGGTGGCGGGTTCATAAGCCCAGCGGTAGACCCAGGTCTGTCGGCCAGTGAACCCGTTGCCGTACATGCCCTGGGCGCCGTAGCTGCCAGGGACGGTGGGAGCGTGGGAGAACACGAGCCGCCCGCCGGGGGTGAGCCGCTGACGCAGGAGAGGCAACAGGATCTCGGGATCGGTGAACCACAAGGCGCCCCAGATCGAGTAGATCGCCTCCCACTGCCCTCCGGTGGTAGCGAGATAGTCGACCACGTCAGCCTGGACGTAGCGGGCGCCGGGAAGATGACCCCAGCGTCGGCGGGCCTGCTCGCACTGGACAGGGGAGATGTCGATGCCGGTGGCCTCGATTCCCTTGGAGGCCAGGGCGGCGACCGCGTTGCCGCGACCGGAGCCGAGTTCGGCGGCGGTGACCGGGTCACCGAGGAGTTCATCACCGGGGCCGTGGCCGTCGTACTGGGTCCAGCCGAAGGCGTTCTTCAGTGCCTCGGCTTCTTGCCCGACCCCGCCCGCATAGTGATCCCAGTAGCCGGCGTGATCGGTGATCTCCACGTTCACGTCATCTCCTTCCGTCGAGCTCGGCATCGGTGTAGCGGCGAGGGTTGGTCACGGCTGGATCCTCAAGATGCGGGCCCCGCGACGGAGCTTGCGGCCAGCACCTTTGCAACGTCGACAGTTCCCGAACGTGTCGGTCAGCTTGCTGTCCTTTTTGCTGCTCCCCTCGCAGAGACCACAGCGTCGCCAGGGGTGCCGCCACACGTCATACGCATAGACGGCAACCCCGACGGCGATCAGTGCAGCGAGCGCCATCAGACCCTGCGCTCACTCTCGTAGGACAACGGACCCGGTAGATCGGTCCGGACTCGACGTTTCCGTGAGTTCCACGAAATGGGGCCGACCTTGATGCCCCACGAGGTGAAGCCGCGCTTGCTGAAGTTGAACCGCAGGATCCCGAGCCGGGCCGTCTTGCGGAAGATGAGGCCCATCAGAAGTGGATCCCGGACAGAATCTGAGTGATGGTCTGGCCACCCTGACGGATCTGGGGAGCAATCGAAGTGCTGGCCAGGTAAAACCCGAACAGTGAGCACACGATCGCATGGCTGACCTTCAGCTCGGACGTACGGACGAGCAGTACGACCAGGGCGGCGAGTATGACAATGCCGGAAATGGACAGGATCATGATTAGACATCCGTCCTGTCGGTAGCACAACGACCGTCATACAGGCCGAACTCACGACACCCAGGTCGGGTGCACTCCTGGTCGGGTGGCCTACGTAGTCGAAGCGCGTCGGTGATGGTCGATATCAAGGTCTCCTCCTCAGTGGATTCGCGGTCAGAGATCGATGCAGGGGCAGAGCGTCGAGACGGTGCGGTGCACGGTGCCGGTGCTGCGGGAGGCCCGAACGCGTCCGGTGCCGCTGCACAGCCCGCAGTGGGAATCGGCCTGACTTTCAGGGCCCGGTTCCGCTTGGTCCTGTTCGGTGGGGTCTTGCTTGTTCTTACTCACGGCGTTCCTTTCGGGTCGGACGGCAGTGCCGTCAAGGGGGTCGGTCCCTCCCGCCGGACCCGGGCTGTGAGTCCCGAGGCCAGCGCCAGCGGCCGACCCGTCAGCCGACAGCCCGGCACGTCTGGGCGTGGGCGTTTGCGGCTTCGCTCTCCAGGCCGTAGGACCCGAACCCGCGCTCACCGCAGGGGCACGTCCAGCTCGCCGCATCCCCATCTGCGGAGTAGTCCTCGATGCGTTCCAGCTGGAGAATTGCGCCCCCCGCTGTCCGGTATTTCATGAGTCCTCCTTGGTGTCGGTGTTATCGGCGAGCAGCCAACCGGCGGCGCCGTCCGGGGTGCGGGCAGGCGCGACTTTGCCGGTGGTGACGAGGTCGGCCATACGGCGGTAGATCGTGGCTCGGCTCGCCCCGGTCGCCTCGTTCAACTCCCGCCAGCCGAGCGCCTCGTCACCAGCAGCGGTAAGTGCCGTTAGAAGCTGCTCGTCCAGTGGAGGCTCTGGCTCAGTGACAGCCGGGGCTGGCGCCGCTGGCGGGTCGTCCACGACCAGTCGGTCAGTGGCCGTCGGAACGGCACGCTCCTGCTTCGCCGGTTCAGGCGCAGCGAGCCGCTTGGCCAGACGCACAACCGTGCTGATCTCAGCCTCGCTGACCCAAGCGCCTTGTAGCCGGACCGGCCTGCTCGCACCCATCGGCAGGAACAGGGCATCCCCCTGCCCGGTGAGCTTCTCAGCTCCCGCGGTGTCGATGATCACCCGGGAGTCGGTAGAGCTCGCGGTGGCGAACGCCAGCCGGGAGGGCACGTTGGCCTTGATCAACCCGGTCACCACGTCCACGCTCGGCCGCTGGGTGGCCAGCACCAGGTGGATGCCGGCGGCTCTGGCCAGCTGGGTGATCCGCACGATCGCGTCCTCGACGTCGCGCGGCGCCACCATCATCAGGTCCGCGAGCTCGTCCACGATGACCAGCAGGTACGGGTACGGCTGGTAGGTGCGCTCACTGCCCGGTGGTGTGGTGAGCTTTCCCGCCCGCACCGCGGCGTTGAACTCGTCAACGTGCCGGACTCCGGCCGCCGCCATGTCGTCGTAGCGCTGGTCCATCTCTTCGACCACCCACTGGAGCGCGTTGGCGGCCTTCTTCGCGTTGGTGATGATCGGCATGAGCAGGTGAGGGACACCCGCGTAGGGGGTCAACTCGACCTGCTTCGGGTCGATGAGGATCATCCGCACCTGTTCCGGGGTGGCCCGGGACAGCACCGACACAAGCAGGGTGTTGATGCACACCGACTTACCGGACCCGGTCGCGCCGGCCACCAGAAGGTGTGGCGTCTTGGCGAGGTTGGCGCACACGTAGCGGCCATCCATGTCGAGCCCGAGCCCAGCCAGCAGTGGGTGGAGATCCCGGGCCGCCGCCTTGGAGCGGAGCACGTCACCCAGGGAGACCACGTCACGGACCCGGTTGGGGAGCTCGATGCCGATCAGCGACTTGCCGGGGATGGTCGGAAGCATCCGCATGTCCTCCACACCCACGCCGGCCGCCAGGGCGAGGTTCTGGTGAAGCGCGGTGATCTTCTCGACCTTCACGCCCTGACCCGGCCGAACCTCGTAGCGGGTGACGGCAGGGCCACGCGTGTGGCTGACCACCATGGCGTCAACGCCAAACTGCTTGAACTGCGCGTTGATGGCATCGGTGATCCGGGTGGTCTCTTTGGTGTCGCCCTTGCTGACCTTGCCAGCGGCTAGGGCATCCACCCCGGCTGGCTGCGGCTTGTCGTGGCCCCCGGCAGGCTTCCCGCCGTCAGTGCCACCCTTCCGCTTGGGTGCCGTCTGGACGGCCTCCTCAGCCTCCTGTCCGGCATCCTCGGAGGTCGGCTCGTCACTGCGTCCGGTCCACCACAGGAACCCCACGGCGACAACAGCAGCGATCGGCAACGCGGCCGGCATCCGCATCGCGACGTTCGCGCCCACCATGGGCACCGCCAGCACACCGAGAGCTCGACCGAGACGCATCTTCGTACGCGCCCGGGAAATCTGGTCAGGAGTCGGGATCGGCATCCCCTGCTCCCCGGCCATGAGCCGCTCCACAATCTCTTCATCGCCCACGCTGGCCGTGGTCAGCCACGCCCGGAGCCGGGCACCAACCAGTTCGGCGCCAGTCCGAAGCTGATTACGGTGTGTGGCAATCCGGGCCCGTAGGCCGGTCGCTACCTCCTGGTCCTCGTCCACGATCGTCTCCGTCTCAAGTGTCTTCCTCGCGCGCGCGCGTACACGCGCGCGCATAGGGGGTCAAATTTTGGGTTAGAGGGGGTGAGACGCGGCCCGTGAGACGCCCCCGTGAGACGCTCTCCGGCCGCTTACCGACTGTTCACGCTGAGTGAGTGCCAGCCAGCGACCAGGCCGGCCCCCCGTGGGGAGCCGCCCCAGTCGTCGGCCGGTCCTCATCGACCAGCGCCGTTGCCTGAGCCAGCCACGGTGCCGAGCATCGAAGCGACGCCGCCGCCGACAGCACTACCAGCCGTCGCCGCGATCGAGCCGAACAGCGACCCGGCCATGAGCACGCCAGCAGTGAATGCCGCGAGCACGTGCGGAACCTTGGCCTTGTTCTTCTCGACAGCTCGGTGCAGGTACCAAGCGATCAGGACAACGACCAGCAACGAGCCGCCGATCGCGCCCGCCGTGCCGCCGGCCGCATCCTGCACGGGTGCGTTCGTGACCACGGTCGCCAGGTTGTGTACCTGTGACATGGGGATTCCTCCTTCCCGTCCTAGTTGGTTCGGTTCTTCTTGCGTGCCGCGACCGGGTTCTGATCCCTGCCGGCCCATGTCCGGAGTCGAGGCTATTTGTGCAGGTCAGAGCCTTGTTACCTGTCGCGCGTGCTTGGTCAGCCGTCTTCGGGCTCGGCGACCAGCGCGGCCTCGACCTCGCAGTGGTCCTCGGTGCACTTGTGGCCGACGGTCTGGTATGCCTCCTTGGCCATCTCGGCTATGCGGGTGGGGTCCTGCTGCTTGTCCATCTAGCTCTCCTCCTGTTGGTTCGGTTTGCTTTGCGTGCCCCGACCGGATTCCGACTCCCGCCGGGCTGGCTACCGGGGGCCGGGGCTGGTGTTGCTGTTCATGGCATTCCTTGCGTTTGTGCAGGTCAGCGCCTTGTTTAGCGCCTGGGTGCGGGCACGACGATCACGCCGTCCTGATCGATCTCTGCGTTTCTGGTGCCGGGCTGAATCTTGATCGGGAGGGGCTGCTCACGCGGGTTCTGCGGAACCTTGACGTGCGGCATGATGGGTGTCACCTCCTTCTCGTCTCTCGTGGGCGGTTGGGGTGGTGGGGCGGCCCGGGACCTGGCAGGGTGTGGGGGCCGCCCCGCGCTACATCAAGCGGCGATTGGCTCGACGTAATAGACGCGCTGCTCGCCGGGGTGCTTGGTGCAGGTGGGCTTCCGCTTCGGCTCGTCCGTGTCGATCTCGCAGGTGCACGACAGGGTGATCCTGTGGGTCATGAATCCTCCTAGGGTTGTGTTTGTGCAGGTCAGGGGCTTTATCGGGTGGCCAGGAAGGCGATCAGGATGAAGAACGGTGTGAGCATCCCGGCCAGGTAGACGAATCGCATTTCGGTTCTCCTCAGGCTGTTTGTGCAGGTCAGGACTGGTTTACGGATTCTGGGTCGTACTCGGTGCTCAACAGCCCTACGAGCTCGTCATGCAGCTTGCCGGCCACGTACGCGAGGCCCATCACGACCACCGCCGGGCCGGCCAGGTACCGGTGGTCGGTGACCATGGCGACCAGGGCGCCGCACGCAGCGAGCCAGAAGACGGCTGTGATGGCGTAGGGCGCGGCGTTCAGGACCCAGATCACGAAGCCGGGCAGTCTGATCGTCATCTCACGCCTCCTGGGCGTCGTCGGTGTCGGTCTCACGCTCGGCCTTGAGCGCCGCGATGACTTCTTGCGCAGTGCGCGAACTGGTCAGGCCCATCTCTGCCTTGACCGTCGGGCGACCCGGGATGTCGGTGCCCACGGGCCAGCGCTCCCGTGCCTCCTTGAGACGTGCCTCGAACGGGACCCGGGTCACTCCTGTGGTCCCCCGACGGGCGCGTCGAGTGGTCCGCCTGCGGAAACGGGTCACCGTGCCGCCGGAGTCACCCGTGGTCACGTCGTCGGAGTCAGCCGCACCCTGCTCGACGGAGTCATCGGCCTCAGCGAACTCGCAAACGGCCTGAGGAGTCAGCTCCCCGATCTGGTACAGAGCCAGTTCCCGGGGGGTCGCTACCCGCTTCCAGTTGCGGCCGTAACGCTCTTTCATGTCAGCTACGGCGAGGACTCGGGAGCGCTCCCGACGGAGAGCCTCGGGGTAGGAATGGATCTCCCACAGGATCATCCGGCGCCACAATGACATGGTGGTGAAGGGAGCCAAAACCCACCGTGACCTGCGGATACGGTCCATTCGGGTGCCAGCGATCATGCCGGCTTGGACGCGCAGGACGTGAGAGCCGACGTCCACGGCAACCACCCACAGGCCAGGCAGGACAGCGTGGGCGATGATCCCGACCAGGGACAGGGACTTGTGCCCGAACTCCGGGGCGACGTTCATGCAGATGGTCGCAATGGTCAGTCCCCAAGGGATGACCTTAACTACACGCCTTTGCATGTTCCGCTTGGCGAGCCAGATTTCGAACAGCGAGAACGCGGCGATGCCCACATCGACGGTGAGGGGCACCATCCAGGCGAGCTTGCCGCAGGAGGCACCCGCTGCCTCATTGACGCGCACGAAGCTGTTGATGAAGCCGAGGACTCCGAGCAGACCAATGACAGCGACCACTGCGGAGTCAGCCTTGGATCCGCTTTGGGTCAGGGGGCGCCGGGCCGGTGACCCGTCGGTGTTGGGTCCGGGCTGTTGGGTCAGCTCTGGAGTCATGTGGACACCGTACATCAGTTGCATCAGTTACCACAACACCATCAGTTGACCCGGTATGCTGAACCGGCGGCAGGAGCAGGCCAACAGTTCCCCCAGTCGCTACGATTTCCACAGTTGCGACAGAAGGCGGGTAATGAGCGACGAGCAGCACACCGAACCGGACCAATGGCTACGTGCACACCAGGTCGCACAGCGATGGCGCGTGGATCGGACCTCGGTCTCCCGCATCGCAGAGCGATACGGCGTGCGGTACCAGGAGCTGCCTCCGGCCAAGAAACGTGACATCGGTGAACGTCGCTACCACCCAGGAGACGTCGAGGACGCTCTGCGGAAGATGCGGGGCGGAGTCGTTGTCAGCCATGGCATCCAGCGCCTGATCGGCTCGTGGGCTGAAGGTAAGTCCATCTGGGACGTGGACCCCGGCACGGCTGGAGTGCCGTGGGATACGGACGTGCTATCGGTCGGCCCCGAACCAATCCCGGATCATGTAGCCCAGAAAATGGACATCCCGGCCGGCTCGGATGTCCTGGTACGGCGTCGCCGGTATCAAGTCGAAGAGCGATGGATGATGGTGTCCAACTCCTACATCCCGCTCGACCTTGCGGCCGGAACGCAAATAGCCGAACCACACCCCGGTCCGGGTGGAATCTGGAAGCGGCTCGAAGAGCTGGGGCACGCTCCGGTGAGCACGCCGGAGACGTTGGCGTCCCGCCAGGCCACGGACGAGGAAGCGCGGCTGCTGGAGATCGAGCCTGGCTCACCCGTCCTGGAGATCCTGCGGATGGCGTCCACGGCTGAGGGCCGGGTGGTCGACCTGTCGGAGATGGCGGCCGTGCCGCGGTACTTCCGACACTACGAACTCAAGATCTAAGGGGGAACGGTGGGGTCTACGGTCGGTGCGCACGCAGTTCGTTTTGGAAAGTACATCCGTGACCGACGTGAGGAATTGAAACTCACACAGGAGGACATTGCGGCACAGCTGGGTGTATCTCAGCCCTTAGTGTCCCGCTGGGAGCAGGGCAAGGACTCACCGGTCGACAGGATTGATCACCTCGCACGGATCCTCGAAGTGCCCCTGATCCAGCTAGTGGAGCGCGTCTTTGAGCTGTTCAATCCAGTTGAGCAAGCGATCATGAACGACGATGCGCTCTTACCCAAGGAGAGGACGGCGATGCTCTCGGCATACGGCGCTCTGACTGGCCGCGATTCGGCCCGTCTTGTCGCATCTTTTCAGGCGCAGGTCGAGAGTGAACGACTACGACGGACGTCCTGACCCCACACACCACAGCGCCCCGCCTCCCGGACTGGGATGGCGGGGCGCTGGTGCGTCTCAGCCGTGAACGACGACCCAAAGGAGAGTGAGGACGCCGACTATCAGATTGGCCATGCCGATCAGGTTGGGTATCTGGGCTTGCCTGCGAGCGCGATACACCAACCTGATCAACTCATCCTTGCCACGTGCAGGTAGCCAATGGCGCGACTGGAACCGGATTCGTCGAACATGCCGTTTCAGCCCAGCAGGCAGGGCGAGAGCTGGTCTCTTCATGGCGCGACTGTACTGGCCCGGGGTGGTCACTGTCCGGCGGATACAGTGGAGCGTCCCGCCGCCATGGTTCGACGACGGGGCGCTCGTGCGGTCAGGCCAGCTCGGGTGAGTCACGGGCCGTCTTCCGGATGGGAGCGAGCAGGTTCAGGGCGTTCTTGCTGACCAAGTAGTCCACCAAGCGTTGTTCGTAGCCCGGATTTGAGTGAGCGACGTTGAAGAGTGGGTTTTTTTCTTGAATTTCCTTGCGTTCGACCCACTCGGCATACTCTCTACTGAACAAGACGGCAACCCTTCTGTAGGAAACGAAGCGCATCCATGCAGATGACTTCTCATGCGCCTTAGTTCTCGTCTCAAGGTCGTCAGTGACGCCCACATACAGCAGCAAACGGTCGATATCGAAGTAGTAGTACAGGTAAGTGCGCTGTTCGTACCGCCCAAGCCGGCTTTGGAGAACTTTTGTATAGAAGGCCAGAGTTTCATGCTCGTCCATGTCGGATAACGCAGCCTCGGTCAACCATTGGTTATCGATTGGGTCATGGCAGCCACAGTGACAGGGTCCAGGGTTTGGTGGGCGGAAGTGAAAGTAACCAAGAGCTTTCAGGTGCGCCTCACACACATGGTGCTGATGTCTTTGGCATGGTGGACAGATGGGGGTAGCAGAGTCAGTCACGGTCGTACTCCTCCGTTGGCTTGTGCGGCAACCCGGATCATCGCCACGGGTCTACTGATGGGCCGTCCCGCGTCCTGAGCCACACGCTGTTCGACCTGGATCAGGTACTCGGCCTTGTCGGAGCCCATGAAGATCAGGGTTTTCTGTGCGTTCCAGTACTCGGTCTGGTCGTAGTCATCGAGGATCTGGGGGTTGGGGGGATCGTCTTCATCGTCGTCTTCGTCGCTGGTCGTCGTCGCGCTGGCGCTAGCCGGCCCCGGACTCCCATGAGGAACTGGGATGACGAACTCAGTTACGTACTCGGGTCTATTGGTTAGACCGGTGGGGTCTACTGGATAGACCGGTATGGGGTTCCTCGAACCCTTCGGCGTTGCCTTCCTGGGTGTCTACTGGTTGGACCGGTTCAATCTTGGGCTTGCCGCCGTGGCGGACACACGGACCCTCTCCAGGCGTGGCCGTGCCCCATCCGGCTCGACGCTCACACCGGCCGCCCGTCTTAGTCTCGGTGGCGCACTGGACTGGCTGATCTCGGCTAACGGCCATGGGGTCCTCTGCTGGCCAGGACAGGTAGTAGGTGCTCTTCCGGCCCGGGGTTCGTCGCACCACGATCCAGCCCTCTTGCTCTAGCTCGGCGAGCGAGTCAACGACTGTTTGACGGCTAAGCCCGATGTTGTCCATCAGCGTGGCCACCGCCGGCCAAAGTCGATGGTCATCCCTGCCGACCGTGTAGATGTACAGCCGCCGGGCGATGTTCCTACGGCTTGCTTCCAGGTGGGTCGTGTAGTCGAACATGAGTACCCACTGAAGCCCGGGGGTGATGTCCCGTCGGGCTTCAGTGAGGTACTCGAACACCCACTCCAGCGGCATGTACTGGTCGAGTGGGTATCCCCTGGGCTGGCTCACTTCCCACCCCCTTCCAGGCCAGCGGGGCGACCCCCGTAGAGGCCGCCCCTTCGGTGATGGGTCACTGACGGCCGGCGGGGTCGATCTGGTTGGCGGCCTCGATCAGGGCCTGGCCGATCTCGCGGGCGCGGTTCGGCGACAGGTCCAAGCAGTCGGCGGCGTCGCGAAGCAGGGACACCAGGGAGGTGACGCCATCGGCGTTGATGTACGTGCTGGCGTACACCTTGATGTCGTAGTCCTGCTCACCGTCTACCGATGTGGGGAACTCGCGGCCGGCGGCGAAGTGGTGCGTAGTGTTCGGCTCGTCAGACCGGTGGCTGGCGGTGCACCACGGTGGACAGGTGACGTTCTGCGGGCGGTCACAGGTAATCTGAGACACGGTTCCTCACCCTCCTACTTAGGGTTGGGATCTAAGCCCTCACCGGTGGTTGCACACCGGTTCGGGCTGGTCAACGGCCTCTCGGGTACCCCCCGGGGGGCCGTTTTCTGTTGCTTCGCCAGTCTTTCAGATGCGGTTGACTAGCGCAAGTGCGCTAAGTGCGTTTAGTATCTGGTCATGCCCCGCGATGCTGACGAGATGACCCCACGGGAAGTCGCAGACTTCCTCGACGTGTCCACGACCACGATCCGAAGGTGGGCCAATGACGGCACGCTGACGCCTTGCCGGATCTTCCCTGGCTCCAACTACCGCCGCTACGCGCGGGCTGACGTCGAGCGGATCAAGCAGCAGATGGAAGCCGGCACCCCGGTCGACAAGCGCAGCAAGCGCCCGAACAAGCCCCAAACCGAGACCCCTGAGGAGGAATCGTGAACTGCCCCGACTGCCAGCACGAGATCGCTGGCCATACTGCCCGCGTGGGCGAGGAAGGCCGCGTCTGCTACCTATGCGACTGCTACCGGTACAGCGGGGACCGGGCGTTCCTCGGCAAAGACCTCCTGGCCGAATGGCAGGCCGCGATGCAGGCCAGACTCAGCGCCTAACCCATCCAGCCCGAGCATGACCCGCGCCGCACACCGCGGCCGGACGAGACCCCTGAGGAGACGTCGTGATCTACGACTGGAATAGCGGGAGGCTCACGTCCATCGATCCCGCTGTTGCCGAAATGCATCAGCCCGCACGGTGTAACCACTGCTGCGGAATCTACGACCTGGGCACCGTGACCGTGACCGCCAGGTACGCCGACTGTTCGATGTGGACCACGCCTTGCTGCGGCCGGACGGTTGACGACCGGGGCGAAACGGGATGGAAGTCGATCAAAGACTACGAGCGGCTGACCACCACCTAACCCGACCATCCCGAGCTTGACCCGCGCCGCACGCCGCGGCCGGACGAGACCCCTGAGGAGGGGAGATGAGCGAGATCAGCACCGAAGAGGTTGAAGAGGAGGTCTGCGACAAACACTTCGACCAAGAGATCGAAATCATCACCGAGCGCGACGGTATCCGCCGATGGGCATGCGTGCACTGTGGCGGGGAGTGGCCGGAAGACGCGGAGGAGAAGTCGTGAGACTCACGAACAGGTCGTGCCCCGTCTGCGACCACCCGATCACCGGCCACTCCGCACAGGTGGGCGGCATCCGCTACGTGTGCTCGGCGCCGGATTGCGACTGCCGCCGGTACTGCACGTCACAGATGGCCAGCCGCTGAACTGAGCCCAGACAGCACGAAGCCCCCGGTTTTTAGCCGGGGGCTTTCTTGCGTGTGGGGTTAGTCGCGGGGGGCCACCTGGGCAAGGGTGGCGAGTGCACCTACAGCCTGGTTGAGCTGGGTTACGACCTGAGCCAGGTGGCGTGCCTCTCCGGCGATGATGGGCGCCGACCTTTTTGTGTAGCTGGCGATCCGTCCTTGCAGGTTGTGGACTAGGCGGGCCGCCTGGTCAATCTCTATCTGCGCGGTCTCCAGATGCCCATGCTGCTCGTGCTCGATGGCGTGCGCGGTCAGATCCTGGTCAGTGCTGGTCACTGTCGCTCCCCTCGTTGATGTCTTCGCTGGCGTAGGGATCCTTGATGCCGGCCTCGCGGGCTTTGCGGCGGATGGTCTCCCGGGATGCGCCCGTGATCTGTACAGCCCTGGCCTGCCAGCCGCGTACGCCGGCTCGGAGCACGTCGAGAAGTGCGGCGTGCTCAGCAGCCTCGGCCTTCCGGCGGGTTTCGACTGCCGTTCGTAGGCGGTTGAGGGGTGTCTCGTCCATGACCCCAGTATGCCGCAAATCTGGGCCGAAAGGTACGGCCAAACCTCTTGACTTAGCCTCACAGTTAGGCCATAGTTATGGGCATAAGGGAAGACGACCAGCAAGGGGGAGATCCAAATGGCCACCACGATCAACACCTTCGAGATCACCGCCATCACCGGCGACGACGAAGCGCTCGACCTGGTCGTGACGGCCGAAGAGGTCCACGAGGGCCTGGACTCCGGCGACTGGACCGACGTCATCCACCAGGGCTGCGGCGACACCGCGGCGTACTGCCCCGACCTGCGGCCGGTCGTCCCCCGCGAGTGGCTGGACCGCAAGCTCGACGTCGAGGACGAGTAGCGAGCGGCCACCACCCGTCCAACCGCAGACCCGGGCCGGTCCACCAGGGCCGGCCCCCAACCAGCAAGGAGGACTCGGTGGCAGCCAGGGCGACAGTCTGGACAGGAGGCTTCCGCTGGGACGTCCGTCAGCGCTACATCGACAGCAAGGCTGGCGAGACGCGCTACGAAATCACCCGTCGCTGCGCTGGCCACTGGACCGAGAGCGCCGCGTGCATTTCAGGTCTGCACGTCCAAACCATCGGCCAGGTGGAGTACGAGCGGGCCATCGGCCGTGAGGCTCGCCTTCGGGCCGTCGGCGAACTCCCTGCCGAGCAGTAGCCAACAACACAGAGGCCCGGGCCGAACCCAGGTAAAAGGAGCCAGCGGGTTCCCTTCCTGGGGGGACAGCCCGGGCCAGAAAGGAAGGATCGAGATGAGCCGCACCTACAAGCCGGGCGACAAGATGACCGCAACCCGTCGTGAGCGGCAGCGGAACGCCAACACCGGCAAGTGGGTCGAGTGGTCCCAGAAGCCCTTCAACGGCGTGGTCCGGTCGCTTTGGCGCGGCCAGTACATCGTGATGGACGAGAAGAACTGCACCACGGCCACCTACTCGGACGCGGAGCTCAAAGCCCGCTAATTCAGACCCGGGCCGGCCTCCAGGTCGGCCCACGACAAAGCCTAGATGGGGGTCACGCTCCACCTAGGCGCGCAGGGGGCTAGGCATCTACCGGGTGCCGAGTCCACCACCCGGGGTCGCTCCCCAGGGTGGTCCTCCCGGGGTCGACCCGGTCCGTACCCAACGGGCCGGCAAAGGGCCCCGGGAGGCCATTGAAAACCAACCGCCAGACCATCACCGGAAAGGAAAGCCCCATGGCCGCCACCGCCACAGTGCAGCTCGCCCTCCCGTATTGGGACAGAGACCGCAAATATGGCGCGGGAGAGCCCACCTACCGGCTGCTGGTGGACGCGATCCCCGCAGGCAACGGCCTGTACGTGTACCGCTCCGTCCTCCTGCATGCCCTGCCGGAGAACCGGTCCGGAGACATCGTCGCCCCGATCAACCCGAAAGGTCACTGGCAAGTCGCAAACCATGAAGGCGCAGCGGTGGCCGACTGTCGGACCCGGAAGGCAGCCCTGGAACTGTGCGCCCAGCTCGGCGAGATCTCGTCTGACTGGAACCGGAAAGCGGTGCGCGCGATGTCCCGGGAGGACCGGGAGCAGGTCCATAAGTTGATCTCGAACGCTGAACGCTGACCCAAACCCGGACCCGGGCCGGCCTCCAGGTCGGCCCACGACAACCAGGAGGACCCGGTGGCCACAACCGAAAACGAGATCAACGTTCCCGCCATGCTGCTCGACAGGGCCACCAAACTCTGGAGCGAGCGGTCCCGGATTCAGGTAACCGACGACTCAGGCAGGGTCAACAAGGCCGCCGCTGATCGGTGCGAGCGCCTGTTCGAGCAGGTCCGAGAGCTGCTGCACGAATGGCAGGACATAACCGGAGGGTCCGACTCTGACCGCGCCAAAGCGTGGCAGGAAATCGACCAGCGTTCAAAATCAACACCATAATCGTTCTTATGTAGTCAATTCCAAAAATCGAGAGGAAGGGAAATGGCGAAGAAGCCCCGCACCCCCGTTGAGCAGGTCAACGCTTTGGGCGCGAAGTGGTCTCCCGACCTGGACAGTTACGCCAGCGGCGAGATGCCGGCCAGCGCCATCCGGTGTGCGCTGTGCGCTAACGCCCCGTGCCAGTGCCCGGAGTTCGGTACTCCCGAATACTTCGCGCTGATGGAGCGTCGGCACGGAAAGGGTCGGAAGTAGTCGCCGATTTCAACAACGTGGTAAATGAAGGGGGTGAATATCATGAAGCGGCGCATGCGCGACCAGTACACCATTACCTGGGACGATGGCACTAGCGAAACCGGGCTTGACGAGGTTTTCACTGCTTACGCCAGTTGGGTCAAGAGGAACGAAGTTGCCAAGGTCACCACCCGGCGCGTTCTGGTCCTCGGTTAGCCGAATCGGCATTGCGAGAGAAGGAAACCAATGAGCATGAAGTCTGATATTCGAGACATGAATATCGCTATCGGGAAAGGGCAGACCACCGAGTCAAAAGCGGTGGCCACGTTGATGGACAGATACCAGCTGACCAAGGAGGGTGCCAGGGACCTGCTCGATGGCGGCGTGTGACCCACCCAACCCCCAACCTAAACCACCCCGGCCTCAGTGAGGTCCGGGGTGGTTTCGTCTTCATGTGTCCCGCCCGGTAACGCAGGGGCGTACCCTGGCGGTCTCTGTGACACGACGAAGGACATGACCATGATAGACGACCCCTCTGCCAGTGACGGCCGCCGAATCCGCGCGATCCGCAAGCGGGCAGACTTGAACCAGAAGGAACTCGCCGCCCGCGTCGGCAAGACACAGAGCTGGGTCTCGCAGGTCGAACACGACATCATCCCCGTCGACAGCATCAGCCTGTTGAACGAGCTCGCCAAGGCCCTACGCGTCCACCCGAACGAGATCGTGGGCAAGCCATACCGCGGCGACAACCCGAACTCGGACGCCGGCCACCAGGCGATCCCGGAGATTCGGCGGCAGGTAGAACGCTACGATCTGCCGCCCGCGTGGGACGGGCCGATCTCGCCCCTACCGGTGCTTCAGGGAAAGGTTTCCGCACTGGCTCATCTTGGTCTCCAGGCCCGCTACACGGCAGCCGCGCAACAGGCTCCCCCGCTACTGGCTGAGCTTCAGGCCGCGACCTACATCCACACCGGTACGCAACGCGAGCAGGCTTGCCAACTGCTGGCCGACGCCTACCGCGAGGTATATGCCCTGGTACAGGCGCTGGGCTACGGGGACCTCGCCGGGCTCGTGACCCGCAATGTGCGCTGGTTCGCGGGCCAGTCTGGTGACCCGCTCATGGTGGCCGCCGGAGGATTCCTCCGCACTCGCGACCTGTGGAGCTCGGCCAGCTGGGGTGACGCGCTGCTGGTGACCGATCGCACGCTGGCCGATATCGGCGACCTGAACACCCCGGACGCGCTTGAGGTTCAGACGTTCGGCCACCTGGCCGCTGCCGTCACCGCAGCGCGGGCAGCCAATGAAGCCGAGGCATGGGAGCGCCACACCCGGGCCGTCGAGACCATCAAGCTCCTGCCGCCTGAAAGGCCAGCAGTGGACCGGTACCGGTTCAGCTCCAACGGTGCCAACGTTGCGATTCATGGCGTCGCTGTGGCCGTGGAGCTCCGCAACGGTCAGAAGGCGATTGAGCTGGGAGCCGACCTGCATCTCCCGGACGATATGCCGCCCTACCGGGTGGGTCACCACTACATGGACATGGCCCGCGGGTGGCTCTGGTACGGCGACCGGGAGAAGGCTCTGAGGTCCATGGAGCAGGCATACAGGGCTGCGCCGATGATGATCCGGCATCACCCCATGGCCCGAAGGTGTGTGCGTCAGCTCCGCGAGGCTCCGGGCCGGACCTATCAGGAGCGGCTACGGCGGCTTTGCGTACGCATGCAAGTTTTGTGACCCGATCGGGTGATGCTCGTCAGATATCAGCACGGCTGATATTCGGTGGCCGGATCAGTCCTACTGTCCTCACGCATGGACCCCATCGCCGTCATCGACCCAGAGTGCGCAACCTGCCACGGAACTGGCTACGTGCTTGGCACCAGCAACCGGTGTACCCCATGCTCGCTGCAACCGTCACTGCCGACCGCTGAGGGCCTGTCGCCAGCGGAACTCCTGGCCGCCGAGCCTGAGTCCTCATGGGCATCGCCGTGACGGGAGACCAGCAACCTCGCCGTGGTGGCCAACGTGTACACCGCAACCCGAACTTGAGGCGGCGCCTAGTCACTGTTCTACTCATCGGTGCGCTAGTGGCGGGTATCTGCGGTTCGGTGCTTTGACCTAGGGCTGGGATCTTTTGAACCGGCGGGACCGTCGTCGCAGGTGAGCAGCCGGCGGCGGTCCCGTCTTTCATCGGCCGGGCGAGGGAGGTCCTCTCAACTCTCTCGCCCGGTCTCACCACGACATCCTTCATATGTGTTAGCGAACGGTTGTGATGTCACGCCTTACACTAAGGACGTATGAAGGATGCCGTGGAGCGAGACGCTGTCTACGCGAGGATCTCAGACGACCGCGATGGCGAACAGCTGGGTGTCGAGCGCCAACTGAAGGCTGGCCGCGAGCTAGTTGCCCAGCGCGGCGGCAAGCTGGTCATGGAGCGAGCAGACAACGACATCACAGCCCTGACGGGCAAACCCCGGCCCGGCTACCAGGACATCATGCGTGCCGCCGAAGCCGGCGATATCACCCACATTGTGGTGTTCCACACTTCCCGACTGTGGCGTAACCGTACAGAACGCGCCGAGGGCATTGACTTGCTTCGCAAAGCGGGCGTCTCTGTTGTTGCAGTGAAAGGGCCGGCTTTGGATATGTCTACTGCCGCCGGCCGCGGTATGGCTGGCCTGCTCGGCGAGTTCGACACCATGGAATCCGAGATCAAGAGTGAACGAATCAGGCTCAAGGCAGCCGAACTGGCCATGAATGGGAAAATTGCAAACGGTGGTCCGAGACCGTTCGGCTACCGCCGGGTCTACGCCGGGGAGGGACCTCGCCGCAAAATCCTGCGAGACGAGGTCAACGAGACTGAGGCTGCCCTCATCCGGGAATGGGCAAAACGCGCCCTGGCTGGAGAACCGCTGCGTAGCATCTTGCGGGACATCAACGATCGCGGCATCCGAACCAGTATGGGCAACAAGTGGTCACAGCAGGGACTGCGGTACATGCTGATCTCTGGACGCATCGCAGGACTGAAGGAGCACAAGGGCGTTGTGGTTGGCCCGGCCGTGTGGCCCGCCATCGTCGACCGTGAGACACACGAGCAGCTACGAGCACTGTTGACTGCCGCTGGCCGCCGTACCGGTGGGGTGCAGCCCCGTAAGTACTACCTAACTGGGTGGGTGTGGTGCACATGCGACACCCGTATGAGGGCTGGCCGCTTTGGAAGCAGTGGCAGGGTGAAATACGTATGCGCGCCCAAGGTTGAGGGTGGGTGTGGTGCCCGCCTTGTCGACATGGTCTACCTCGAACAGATGGTCGACGCCTATGTCATAGGGCGGCTGTCGGACCCAGCGACGTTGCGTGAGCTGGCCGCCCGCGAGGATACGACAGACGCTAGAAGCAAGGAGATCGCGGAGTGCGTTGAAGCGGATGAGCGTCGCCTGGTGTTGCTTGAGACTGCCATGACGGATGGCGATGAGGATGAGCTCATCGAGGTAGTTAAGTCGGTCAGGGTGGTGCGTCAGCGAATCCGCGTGAATCGTGGGCAGTTGGCTCAGTTAGCTGGTGCGCCACGAGATCTTTGGGATGACGTGGCTCAGGTTGCTGATCGCTGGCCTGCGGCTGGGATTGACCGCAAGCAGGCACTACTAGCCCTTGTGGTGTCACGGATTGTGATCAAACCAGCAGTGCGGGGGCTTGGTCGTTTTGACCCACGACGGGTCGAGATCATCCCGCGCTGAAAATGAAAAACAGCGGGGGGGGGGGGGGGGCTTCTTCCTGGCCTCCTCCCCCACGCCCCGTGTAACAGATAGTCACAGTGCCTGTCGGGAGTGGGCCAGGACGTCCCGCTCCTGTTTGACACCTTCCGCGAACCCGTTGTCCCAAATTTCGCCGTCGTGCTCCCCGCTGCGTTTGACGCAGGTTCGCGCGGATGACGCTGCCGATGCTGCGGATGCTCCAGCGACAACAGCGATAGCTGCTGCTGCGACAGCCGCACTAATAATGATCATGATTGCCATGTTGCCCGATGGTGCACTCTTCTGGGGTTGATGCGCTTCACTCACTCCACTACACCTCTCCCAAGCTCACCGCTAGACCGATTTCACTCCTCTGAGCTACAAACAGAGTATGTTGCGCAGACAACACGACCGGTACCCAATCGGGTTAGATGGCACACTCCGGGAGTAACGGAAAGGCGTTGCCGATCAGTTCGGTAGCGTTGCTGATCAGTTCGGGTCGGACTCGGGCTCTCGCAGCGCGGCGGCCATCCGCCGGAACTCCTCAATCTCCGCCTGGCGCCGCTCCCGGAACTCCCTGATCGTCCTTTCGCGGCGTTCTAGGAGGATTTTCTTTACAGGTTCCTGTATGTCCATTTCGAGAATCTCTTGCAGGAGTTCGTCGACGGGCTCTGCGGGGGGTAGCGGGGGTCGATCTTCGTGGGCCAGTGGCACGAGATGTCCGAAGCCGAACCGGCGGAGCAGGGCGCCCCGATCTTCACCGAAGATGTCAGCAACGAGCGCGACACCTTCAGGGTCGGGGCGTTGGTCCTTGTTCAGCCATGTGCTGACTCGTGATGCGGTGATGGCTCCACCGCTGCGCTCGACGATCCACTGCTGCCTACGTCCAGCGAGCTTCTCCCGGAGCCAAGCTGACCAGGACTGCCCGGACTGGTCATCGTTCTGACGTTCAGCCACACGCTGATCGTCGCTTAAAAAGTTCGATGTATCAAACAAAATTGCACCTCACCCGATGAGTTGACCCAACCCCCTTGTGTTCGATGGATCGAAGGTATAGTTTAGATCCATCGAACCACACACCTGGAGGGCCAGTGTCAACAACGATCCGGCTCCGTAAGGATCGCCTCCTTGAGACGGCCAAGATCCATGGTTGGACCAAGCTGGACGGCGAGATCATCAACGCCCGTCGGATGGCGGATGACATCAACCTCTCGCACTCCAGCGTCACGCACATCATGAGGGACCTCCTGCCTGTGAGCTGGGGATTCGTCGGTCGAATCCTGGCCGCAACGGGCTGCAAGTTCAACCAACTGTTCGAGATCGTGGACGAAGACGATGACGCGCAGGTGGCGTCATGACAAATCGTGACGAACATGCCCAAAAGGGTAACCCAACCGTCGGTAATGCGCCGGTCACTGTCGGGGAACCGACAGCCGTCCCGACCGTCGAGGACTACGTAGCCGAGCTGATCGCCCAGCACAACCGGACCCGCCCGATCGATGACGAGACTCGTCGGCAGGCCGTGTCGATCCTGGCCACCATCCCCATGATCCGCGACACCGGGACGTCCATTCCCCCCGCACCCGGTGTCGCGCTCAATGCCTCTCCTGTCCCCACCGGGGAGGCCCCGGTCCGGCCGGTTCAGAGCGACCCCATCCCGCTCCCGGCCGGGCCGGCACCAGACGCACCACAGCAAAACCGGAAGTCCGCGTAATGGGCGCGGCCGGCACCCGGGCAAACGGGGGCCGGCCACTTGCCCCCCACCTAACACCTAGAGACAGGTGAGGAACCGTGAACAAGGTACCGAACCAACGCCGGTCCGGACTGTTCGACCACATCCGGGCCCACCAGATCCAGCCCGGGACCGTCGTGTCCGTCCCCGGCGCCGACGACCAGAGGATCCGCACATACAACGGCGGCGGCGAGTCTCCGTGGGACGGTCACACCAAGGCCGTCATCGTCGTGGACCACGTCGAGATCCGCGAGCACACCTGCGGCGCCGATGTCCGCTTGGTCGGTCACCGCCCGGACGGCACCGACGTGGACCTGTGGGTGTGGGCAGCCTCCCCTGTCCGTGTGATGACCCCAACGGCAGCCTGGGTCGTCCTCGCCACCTGGAACGCTCAGCCCGCGACGCAGGTCGAGGGGCGGTGACTTCGGTGAGCTTGCATCTTCCCGCCGCCGACATCGACCGGAACACGGTCCGTCACATCCACCCCGCCGACATCCACCCCCACGCCCACCTGCTGGCCGTGGACCTGCCGGACGAGCGCCACACCCACCTGGACTACCCCGACGGCCCCGACGTTTGGGCTATCCAAATCATTCCGGCCCGTCACGTGGTCGTTGTGGCCCTGCTGCGGGTCTCCGGGGAGCGTGCCCGCGAGCTGCCCGAGGACGCCTGGGTGGACGTGTACCGACCGGACCGTGGGGCGGTGGCGTGATGGCCAACAACTGCGCCAACAACTGCCAGTGCCTGGCGTGTATCGCCGAGAAGCGGCCGGGTGACTTCCCGGCCGCGGTGAAGGCAGAGCGGAAGAAGTACGACACCAACGCCGACCAGAGCTCGTGGACCCTACGGGGAGGCCGGTCATGAGGCCCACCCCGCCGGTTGAGCCCGGCAGTGAGCGCCCATTCAAGCCGACCCGCCATTCCCACCGGCTCTCAGCCGCGCTCGTTGCAGCCGGCGCCGTGATAGTCGGCGCATCCCTCTATTGGGCGCACCACGACGCAGACCATCTCGCCATTGCCGTGGGCATCGGCTGGACCGGTTTGGCGCTGATCGCGTCCGGGCTGATCACGTTCGGCCAGAAAGGCGGGCGGTCATGACCATCACATCCTGGACGGACAGCAAGGGTGGCCAGCACGTCATGACCGGAAAGGCTGGTATCGCCGACCTGACTGATGACGGACTGACCCGGCTGGCCCGCACATATCGCCACGCCATTGAGGACGGCGGCAGCGCCAAAATGTATGGCCGTCTGCTGGAAGTCATCCGCAGGCAGCGACTCTCTCGGATGCGTCTGAAGATGCGGTACGGGGCCGTTGATAACCATGCCGGTACCGATTCCTACGACCGTTGGTACCGGCTGGATGAGCCACCTACCTACCGGCTGGCCGCCGTCATGGACCACCAGCGATTCCTACTCGGTCAGCGTCACGTTCTGGCCTGGACCACCGAGGCGGGTGAGTCCTCGTGATCCTCACCGATCTCGCGGCCATCCAGAACGAGCAAGAGCGCGACGTGGTCCGTGACGCTGCCGACACCATACGGGCCGCACATGGTCCTGAGAGCCCGCAGCACGCGTTCTGGGACAGCGCGGCCTACTGGCTGGACCTGGACGCTCGGCTGTACGACAGGCCCTCCAGGTACGCCCTGGCTATCGCCCGAACCGTCAACACTGGGGGTGCGGCATGAGTGCCGCCATATTCGCGGCCTCGTTCGCCGCTCTCTACGCCGGCCACATGGTCGGGGACCATTGGATCCAGACCGGCTGGCAGGCCGCCAATAAGGGACGTCACGACCACACCGGCCGCCTCGCGTGCGCCGCGCACGTGGCCACCTATACCGCCACGCAGGCCGTGTTCCTGGCCTCGGTCGCGTTGGCCATTGATGTTCACGTCGCCTCGCCTTGGCTGCTGGTTGGGCTGTCTGTCTCGGCGGTGACGCACTACTGGGCAGACCGCCGGTTCACCCTCGCCCGGCTGGCTGGGCGTCTCGGCAAGGCCGACTTCTACCGGCTCGGTCAGCCACGCAAGCACAAGATCGGTCAGACGGCTGACGACTTCCCGGACGCGCCATACGAGCTCAAGGCACTCGACAACCCGTGCCTAGGTACTGGCGCCTACGCCCTGAATCAGTCATTCCACATCGGGTGGCTTTTCGTGGCCGCTCTGATCATCGCGGGCGGTGCGGCATGAGTCCCGTCGACGCCCTGGCCAGTGGTCTGCCTGACCGCCGGCCTCGTATCCAGCTGGACTCCGAGCAGACCGCTGACCTAGTTGTCCAGATCGCCCGGCTCATGGCTGAGATCGACTCGGACAACGATGCGATCCTGCCCGGTCGACGCTCCCTGACGGCGTTCAGAGACCTCGCCACCGCGCTGTTCGCGGCCAAGCATGAGGACGGCCTCGCAGTCCAGGAGCGTGCCGCCGATGACGCTGCGGACCACCTCGCGGACATCATGCGGGAACTGTCCGACATGCCGCTCACCGTGCTCGACACGACACGCATGGAGGTGGCGGCGTAATGGACCCGTTCTGGACGTACGTCCTCGTCTTCCTCGGCTTCTTGTTCATCTCGTCTTGCATCATCCGTGGCGCCTTTTGGCTGCTGGATCGGCAAGAGGAGCGGTTCCGGAAGCAAGCGGCCCGACCGAACTACATCACCATCCCGCTGCGCGACAGGACCGTCCCCGGGGTGCGACCACTGCCCGAACTCACAGCCCAAGAAATCCGCGAACTCCACGACGCACGCCGGGCTATCACCGGCGAATCCACAGGGGGAATCCGAAATGGCTGATCGACTTACCGACCAGGAACTAAACGAAATCCGCGACGCACTCCCGCCCGAGGGCCCCTGGGTCAACATCGGCAGCAGCGTCAATGTCCCGTTCCGCCGCGACACCGACGCGCCGCCCACCGGGTGGGACTCCGGCCGATACCTGACGGTCGAGGAAAACGAATGGCATGACGACGGCGATCTGCCACGAGAGGTCTGGGAGTTCATTGCCCGCTCGCCACGTGACGTCCGCGCACTGCTGGCCCACATCGAGGCCCTGACCGCCGAACGGGACACTGCGCTCCGGTTCGCGCTCTCCCGCGGCAGCGTCTTCAGGATCAACAACGACGACGCCCCGTGGGACGAGCAGCAGCGCTACGTGCGGCTTATGCAGGCCGAGGCGGCTGTCCGGCCGGGTGGAGACCAGCACCTGGACTACCTGCTCAACCGCGACGGCGGTGAGTCATGACCGCCAACCCCGTGACGCCGCCCTGGTCGGGTGACACCACCCCCGGCCAGGGCCCGGCAGCAACGCCGAAGCGGCGCAACAAGTCCAAGGCCATCGGCACCAGCGTCGAGTCCGCCGTAGTGCGCTACCTCCAGGACAACGGCTGGCCATCAGCCGAACGCCGCTCGCTCAAGGGCATCCAGGACCAGGGGGACGTCACGGGAACTCCCGGCATTTGCTGGGAGATCAAAGGCGGCCACGCAGCCGAAAACGCCTCGGACGGGCAAATAACCGCGTGGCTGGACGAGACAGAACGGGAGCGGGTCAACGCCCGCGCCGGCATCGGGATCCTGGTCGTCAAGCGCAAGGGTGTCTCCGCAGCGAACTCCGGACGCTGGTGGGCAATCCTGCGGATCTGGCAGCTCTCTGAGCTGTACCGCAATGCTGGTCCGCTCGGACAGGCCGATGGATTCGCACCAGTCCGGCTCCACCTCGCGGACGCTGTGACCCTGTTGCGGGCCGCCGGATACGGGGACCAGCTCGGGGGTGCGGCATGACGTCGCCAAAGAAGACTCCACCCACCGACTGGAACTGGCAGGGAGATGCTGCCTGCCAAGGCATGGATGTGGACCTGTTCTTCGCGCAGGACGGCGAACGGGAACGCGATCGCGGCCGCCGCCGAAACAGAGCTCTGGCCGTTTGCGCCCACTGCCCCCTGGCCACCAAGCAAGCCTGCCTCGAACACGCCCTGACCATGCCGGAGCACCAGGGGGTCTGGGGCGGCATGACCGAAGAAGAGCGCGAAACTGAACGGCGCAGTCGCAGGAAGAGGGCCGCCGCATGAAACCTCTACCGCAGCACGGCACCCCTGCTCGCGCCAAAGGCCGATATCGGCGAGGCATCCCGCCTTGCCACTGTGAGCCATGCCGGAAAGCTCTACGGCGCTACGACAAGAGACTCAGGTACCGCAACGCCAGCCCAGACCGGACGCCGCAAATCGATACCGCCCCAGTGGTCGAACACCTTCGACAGCTACGAGCGGCTCGCACAAGCTGGGATCACATCGAGAAAGCGTCGGGCTGCACATCATCAACCATTTACCGGGTTATGTACGAACAAAAGAAAATGCATCGCGCTGTGGCGGAACGGATATTGGCGGTTCGTCCGGCAGAACTTGATCCTCAACAGCTGGTGCCTGCCATTGGATCTACTCGCCGCGTCAAGGCGCTCATCGCGATCAAGCACGGAAACAAAGACATTGCCGCCGAATCTGGTGTCTCGAAAGAAGTCATCAGCTATTTGGCCAATGACAGGCTAGAGAATGTTCGCGCGGATACGGCCGAGAAGATCCGGTACGGCTACGCCCGGTTGAGCATGCAGCCTGGCACGTCCTCTCGGTCCCTACAGCGCGCCAGTGTCGACTGCTGGCTGCCACCAGCTGCGTGGGATGACGACCTGATTGACCTGCCCGAGGAAGAGCTGCGCGCCGAATGTGCCCGCCGGGTCTCGCTCTGGAGCGATGGCGAGGTGAGCAGCGCCAGCTGCTCCTACTACAGCCATGGCGACAGGTCACCGTTGACGGTCGCAGGCAAGGTCGAGCACTACCGGAGGAAAGCCGCGAGGCAAGCTGCGGAAGAAGCAGCCCGGAAAGCCGCAGAAGAAGCCGCCACCCAAACCATTGAAGGAGCCCAAGCAGCATGACCCGCATCGACCTCACCGTACCCGTAACCGGGTCTGACCTGCCGCGGCTCTTCCAACTCGTCCGACACACCGACGACACCGGGGTCTCAGACCCCGGCCACGTCGCCGACGGCGTCCTGTGGCCAGACGGAATCGTCACCGTCCACTGGCACCGCCACTCATCCCTCCTCACATCCCTCAGCTGCTGGATCAACCTCACCGAAGCCAAACGCCACATCAAAGACGCCCAGATCATGTGGCTCGACGGCAACACCGCCGACTACCGGGCCGTGGCCGAACTCGAACTGCACGCCGCGACCCTCAACGCCTGGGCCAACAAACCCGACCAGCACGTCAGCCGGGAAGCCGCACTACGGGGCGCGGCCAAAGCCGCCGAAAGACGGGCCGCCGAACTCCGCAACCAGATGACTGGAGGTGAGCGGTGAAGCCAACCACCGGCCAGGCCGTCGTCATCCACGGCGACGCTCGACGTCTCCCGCTCGCAGACGGTTCGATCTCAAGCATCGTGTGCGACCCGCCATACGAAATCGGGTTCATGGGCCGCACATGGGACTCCACTGGCGTGGCATACGACGTGGCTACCTGGCGTGAGGTGTATCGGGTGTTGAAGCCCGGCGGTCACCTTGTGGCGTTCGGCGGAACCCGCACGTACCACCGCATGGCCTGCGCGATCGAAGATGCCGGATTCGAGATCCGCGACTCCCTGCACTGGATATTCGGCAGCGGCTTCCCGAAGTCGCTCGACGTGTCCAAGGCGCTCGACAAGTCGGCCGGTGCCGAGCGCGAGGTGATCGACGAAGGCCCGTTTGCGGCTCGCCGGCCCCGGGCCGATCACGGCTCCCAGGGAATGACGTTCGCTGACGACTCGTACGTACGTCCGTCTGGGCACGCCATCACCGCTCCCGCAACCGACGCGGCCCGCCAGTGGGCAGGGTTCGGAACAGCGTTGAAACCGGCACACGAACCGATCGTTCTCGCCCGCAAGCCCCTGGCCGGCACGGTCGCGCAGAACGTCCTGACGCACGGCACAGGCGCGCTGAACATCGACAGGACGCGGATAGCACCAACCGGGGAGTCCCGCGTCCGCGTGGGTGAGGAGTCCCAAGAGCGCCGCTACACAGAGAAGGGCGGAACCAACTTCGCGGCGACGCCCGGCGTGCGCGGCGGATCTCCGGCGGGCCGCTGGCCGACGAACCTAGTCCTGTCGCACCCATCCACCGAGGACGGCTACGACGCCTGCGCTGACGGGTGCGTGCCCTGGTGCCCGGTCGCGGAGATGGACCGGCAAAGCGCATCCCGGTTTTTCCCTGTTTTCCGATACCAGGCAAAGGCACCCACCCACGAGCGACCAAAGGGCGACAACGGAACAGGACACCCCACCGTCAAGCCCTTCGACCTGCTGACCTGGCTCGTCCAGCTCATCACCCCACCCGGCGGGATCGTCCTCGACCCGTTCGCCGGCACCGGCACGACCCTTCAGGCAGCCACCGCGCTGGGCCTGCCCTCGATCGGGATCGAGCTCGACGCCGGCAACCTGCCGCTCATCACCCAGCGGCTACGGCGACGCCGCGTCGGCCGACCAGCACGGCCTCGTGTCAAGCCGATCACGGGCCAGGCCGACCTATTCGCCGAGGCTGGTGAAGCGTCATGACCCGACCCCGTCTCTACATCCTCGTCACCGCGAGCCGGAAAGGTGATTCTTGTGCCTAGGCGTCGAACGATTGAGGAGGCGCGGAGTTTATTTACAGGGCCTCCAGATGGATGCTGGCACTTGCCAGAAGGCGCCGGAGGTCCTCATGGGAATGGCTATTTTCAGATCACCGTGTCTGGACGTCGTTGGTACGCACACAGGCTTGCGTACACGTTGCTAGTTGGACCGATTCCCGACGGCTTAGTACTAGACCACCTGTGTCACACAAACGACCCGTCTTGCGTCGGTGGAGATTCCTGCATGCATCGTCGGTGCGTCAACCCCGCCCACCTAGAACCTGTGACGGACGCAACCAATGCACTTCGGGGGTTGGGTCCAACAGCCATGAACGCACGACGTGAGACCTGTTTGGAAGGTCACCCACTTGTTCCGCAGGGTAAAACAAGTTCTCGGTATTGTCCCAAATGCTCTCTTGCTCGGCGAATAGCAAAAGGTGAAACGAGCGGTAATGGGCATTGGCGCGACCGGACCCACTGTCCACAAGGTCACCCGTATGACGAAAAAAACACGTACATCAATCGTTACCCCGACGGAAGCCCGAGATGTCGTATGTGCCGAACATGTATGCGCGAACGTGCTGACCAGCGAAGAAGGGATGCCGGCATCCCCACCCGACCGTGGAGGGCCGGATCCAACGGGGTCATACGGGCCGAGACTGTCGCGGTACAGGGGGAGCTGCTGTGATTCGCTGCGACTACTCCGACCTTCCGGTCAACCAATGCGCCCACTGCCTTGGTCACCAGAATCCCGAACAACAAGCCGCTGCCGATCGTACGGAACTGCTTACCCGGCCCTGCTGGATCCCCGCCCAATACCCCGGTACCTGCGCGACGTGCGGAGAGCACTTCGAACCCGGCACCCCCATCATCGGATCCCCGGCTGGTGGCTGGCGGGCCGAATGCTGCGCAGAACAGGGAGGGCTGCTGTGAACGCCCTCGTCACGCCTACCGCGGTCCAGATCGCGCCCCCTGGCCTAGAGCAGGAGGACCGGGAAACCTGGCTCAAGGTCCGCCAACAGGGCATCGGAAGCTCGGACGTGGCCGCAATCCTTGGCCTGTCGCCGTGGGAGAGCCCGTTCTCACTGTGGCACCGCAAGGCCGGCAACATTCCGCCCAAGACTCAGAACCGGGGCATGCGTTGGGGCCGACTACTCGAAGAAGTCGTGTGCCAGGAATGGGTCGCACGTCGGCCTGAGATGTCCATCAGGTACGCCGGAACCCTGGCCCACGTTGACCGCCCATGGCAGTTGGCCAACCCCGACCGGTTCGCCTTCCAGACCGGCAGCACGGGGACGGCCGAGGAAATCGTCGAAGCCAAGACGGACTACCGCAGCGACGTGTGGGGGCCGGACGGGTCAGACGAGATCCCTATTTACTACCGGGCACAGGTCATGTGGCAGATGGACGTAACCGGGATCCGCATCACCAACATTCCGGTGCTGATCTCAGGCTCAGACTTCCGCCAGTACCGGATCGAGTACGACACGAAAGAGGCCACGTTCATCCGTGAGCGGGCTGAGGAGTTCCAAGCCTCGATCCTGGCCGGCAAGGCACCCAAGCTCGATGACTCCCTGTACACCGCCCAGGCGTTGAGGCAGCTACACCCGACGGTGGAAGACATCAACGTCGAGATCCCGGTGACGCTGGCTATCGCCTACGACGACGCCTGCCAGCAGTACGCCAAGGCTGTGAAGGCTAAGCAGCAGGCCACGAACGAGATGCTCGCCGCCATCGGTACTGGTCGCGGCGCTACCTGCGACAACCACCTGATCGCAACCCGGATCGTCTACGACGAAACCCGAGTGGACGTGAAGCGGCTCAAGGTCGAGCGCGGCGACGACATCGCCGACTACCTCGACACCACAACCAAAGTCCAACTCCGACCCGCACAGAAACTAGGGGAATAGGTATGCCAGCCCAGAGCGTCACCAATGCTGTAGCCGTTCGAGACAACGGCCCCGGCGCCCTCATCGAGCACTACCGTGCCGACTTCACCGCCGTACTGCCGTCCCACGTCAAGCCTGAGACTTGGGTCCGGCTGGCAACCGGCGCGCTGCGTCGTGACCCGAAGGTCGCCGAAGCCGCCGCCAATAACACCGGGGCTTTCCTGGGGGCCCTCCTGACCGCCGCCCGGCTCGGGTTGGAGCCCGGTACGGAGCAGTTCTACCTGGTTCCGCAGTCGCCCAGAGCAAACGCGCCCAAGGAAATCATGGGTGTCACTGGATACCAGGGCCTCGTCGAGCTGATGTACCGGGCAGGCGCCGTGTCTTCAGTCATCGTGGAGTGCGTCTACTCGGGAGATGGGTTCTCCTACGTGCCCGGCCGGGACGAGCGGCCGGTCCACGAGATCGACTGGGACGCCGAGAACCGGGGCGCTCTCCGTCTGGTCTACGCGTACGCAGTGATGAAGGACGGCGCCACATCCAAGGTCGTCGTGCTGAACAAGTCCGACATTGCCCGCATTCGGGAATCGTCTCGCAGCGCGAAGAGTGACTACTCACCGTGGAACAAGCACGAGTCATCCATGTGGATGAAGTCCGCAGCCCGCCAGCTCGCCAAGTGGGTCCCCACCTCGGCCGAGTACATGCGGGAGCGGCTCCGGGCTGCCGCCGAGGTCGCGGGTGAACAGCGGCCAGGCGTCTCCAGTGGGCTGTCCTCGCCGAATGGTGTGCCAGTTGGTGACGCGGTTGAAGGCGAGCTGATGGACGCCGACGAACCGCACCCGTTCGCGCAGCAGCAGGAAAGTGACCGGTGCGCTCGGTGTGGCGGTTTCGCCGACGACGACATTCACAGGGGTGCCGCATGACGGCCTGAAGGGCGACTGAACGGCACACGACAACGGCACACGAGAGGAGCCCGCGATGGAGCGGAAACAGGTTGACGCAAGAACGCGTCAGAGCCAGCGCGGGCAAGGGGGAAAAGGTAGGATGAAGCAGACAACTAAAAAAAGCGGGCCCGATCAGGTGGTGGAACACCTGCCGGGCCCTTGCGACCGGACCGTCCTAGAAGGGCCCGACGCCATGTTCCACGTTAGTGGGTGTACGCCCACACTGACCACCCGCACGACCATATGCCGCGTAACTGACCGTAGAGACTACTCCGGCGGTGCGCGATGACCCCCGTTGAGCTGGTCATCTGTCGCGGCCTACCTGCCAGCGGTAAGAGCACGTGGGCACTCCAGTGGATCGCTGAGGACCGCGCCAGCAGGGCCCGCGTCAACCGCGACCAGCTCCGGCTGATGGTCGACGGCGGATGGATCGGCAGCCGCGAAGTCGAGGACCGCATCACCACGGTTCAGGTGGCCGCGATCCTGGCTCTACTCAAGCAGCGCATCTCGGTCGTCGTCGACGAAACCAACCTGTCCGGACGGACCCTGGTGATGCTGAAGGGGCTGGCCAGGCAGGGGCGGGCGACGTGGCGGGTGCAGGACTTCACGCACGTCGGCCTGGAGGAGTGCATCCGCCGGGATGCCGCCAGGACCGGACACGAGCACGTCGGCGAGCAGGTCATCCGCGGCATGCACGAGCGGCACATGGTGGCCGCGGGCGGTGATGCCGCATGACGCGCATCGGCTCGCTCTGTACGGGTTACGGCGGCCTAGACCAAGGCGTCCAAGCCGTACTCGGCGGAACCGTCACCTGGCACGCGGAGATCGACCCTGACGCGTCCCGGGTGCTCGCCCACCACTACCCCGACGTGGTCAACCACGGGGATTTGACGGCCGCGGACTGGTCGCAGGTCGAGCCCGTCGACATCCTCACGGCCGGTTTCCCGTGCCAGCCGGTATCCATGGCCGGACGCAGGAAAGGGACCTCGGATGAACGCTGGCTCTGGGAACACATTGAGGCCGCTATTGGCCGAATGGACCCACAGCCCGGGCTGCTGCTGCTCGAAAACGTCCCTGGGTTGCTCACTGCAAACCACGGGAACGCTTTTGCCCGAGTCATTCACGGCTTGGCCGCGCTCGGGTACGTGGGGTCCTACCGGACTGTACGAGCATCCGACGTCGGCGCCCCCCACCGTCGTGAACGGATCTTCATCGTTGCTCGCGACACCCACGGCATGGCTCGGAGCACGCGAAGTGCACAGCCATGGGGATCCCAACCGGTGGACGAACCCGGAACGCTCGAACGAACTGTCGGATCAAATCGCACACATGCTCCTTCCCACCCCGGCGGCCAGGGACTGGAAATCGGGCCAGTCGAACATCATGGACCGGAACGCCAGGCCGCTGAACGAGGTCGTGGTGAACCTCCTGCCCACACCCCGGGCGACGGACGGAACCAAGGGTGGGCCGAATCAGCGGGGATCCTCTGGGGACCTGATGCTCCCTTCGGCGGTGATGTCGATTGGGGACTCTACGGCCCCGCGATCGATCGCTGGGAACACGCCACCGGTCGACCTGCTCCAGCTCCTACAGAGCCAGGAAGCCGAGGACGAGACCGCCTGAGCCCCCGCTTCGTCGAGTGGCTTATGGGGCTGCCGGACGGGTGGGTCACCGCCGTACCCGGCCTTTCCCGCAACGCCAAGTTGCGGATTCTCGGAAACGGTGTCGTGCCGCGGCAATCCGCCTACGCGCTGTCCCTACTACTCGATCGAGAAGGGATGGCCGCATGACGCCCCCCACTGGCCGCTGCGCCGCCGGAGCCACCCCGTGCGGAGCCCCAGCGCGGCTGTACCTACAGGGCTGGCGCTGCCCCACACACAAGCCCGAACCCAAGCCGCTGACCGAACAGCAGCAGGCGCGGGGAGTACGGCACGCGGCGATCCACGAGTGCGGATGCTGCCCGGCTGAGCAGAGGAGGGCGGCGTAGTGGGCCGGTTCAAGGTGGACAGCAGCTTCCACGCCCACCCAAAGGTTCTTGCTGCCGACATCAGCGCAATAGGGCTCTACGCCCGATGCGGCTCATACGCAGCACAACATCTAACCGACGGGTTCATCCCGCGGGATGTCGCGCTCACGTACGGAGACGCCGAACAGGTCGCATCTCTAGTGGCCGCCGGACTGTGGGTGCCGACGCGAAGTGGATGGCGAATGCCCAAACGGATCTCCTCCATACCTGGAGGAAGAACAAAGATCCTCTGGTCTGCCGAGCGGGACGACTGCCGCCAGCCCATCCCGCCGGAGCTTCGCGAGTTCGTCTTTAGGCGAGACGGCAACCGCTGCGGTGAGTGTGGAACCACGGACGACCTCACGCTCGACCACGTCCACCCATGGTCCCTAGGAGGACCGGACACTCCCGAGAACTTGCAGACCCTCTGTCGGTCCTGCAACAGCCGGAAAGGAGCACGCACCCAGTGAGCAGCGGCGAGATCTATGTTCAACTCGCGGTCGATTTTGCAGACGACCCGAAGGTACGAGCGCTCGCCAAGTACGGGAAAACGTCGCGAAGCGCGCGGGACCTTTACGTGCAGATGCTCTGCTACTGCAAGCGAACGCTCTCTGACGGGTTCGTACCAGACGAGCAAATCGGCATTCTCGTGTACCCCGATCCGCCCAGGTTGGGCAACCAGGACGCGCAGAGACTGGCCGACGTC